CAAGGTCCTCCACCACTTGGATCTAAGTACAGAATCCCGGGAGATACTCTTTACAATCCTACTCCTTACCCCATAGAGGCAGTATCAGACAATGGTATAAGAAAGACACTTAACCCATTTGATACTTCTAATATAAAATTTCCAGGAGCAAACTATGTGGATGAGTATGAGAAGAAAGAAGAAGGAGGAGAGTACTATGATGATGAACTTACACAAGAAGAGATAGATGATCTTATTGCACAAGGTTATGTTGTAGAAGATCTTCCTAAAGCACAACTAGGTAAAGGTACTACAGTAGAAGTATCACCGTTTAGTCTTAATGCAAATCAATCACAATTAGCTAGTAATGTGTATGGTGAGTATGATCCTGAGTTTTTAATTGGTGCAAGAACACCTTTAGGTGGATCTAGAGATCCAAGGTTCAGCACTGACTTAGGTTTGACATTAGGAGTTCCTTATTCAGGTTCTATGATTCCAAGTGTGAATGCAGATTGGAGATGGAGATATAGACCAAGTGCTGTTAGTGCAGGAGCTTTTGCTCCAACTGTTCAAACAGATATAACACTTGGCTGGGATCCAACACAAGGATTTAATCATAAAATGGTAGCTAGCCCAAGATGGGAGTTTGGTAATAGAATGCTTGGTGTTTATAGACAACCACGTTGGCCAGTAGGAGCATGGAAAGGTTATGCGGGACCTGCTGCAGGTTGGGAGTTTAGACAACATTCTTTTGTTCCAGGTTTGGAAGGTTATCAAAACACAGGTGAACACCGTACAGGAAATTTTAATTTTGATTACGGTGCTGTAGCTGGTATTGAAGCAAGACCTTTTAAAAGTACACCTTTAAGAGTTGGAGCAGATGCTAGTCTAATGTTTCAACCAGGTAAAGGGCAAGCTGAAGAACAGTTTAATCCTGACACAGATTTTAATACTGTGAAATGGGGGATGACTCCAATGTTAAAAGTAAAAGCTGTTTATCCAATTGGTGCAAACTTGCCTAAGAAAAAAGAAGCTGAGGAAGAAAAAATTAAAATAGATGCTGCCAGAGCCAATGATAAAAATTTCATGGTTACAGCACCTACTATAACAGGACCTGGAGTAGATTGGGGGTATGAAGAAAAGCCAGAAAGTACCGGAGTACCTGTAGGATACTTACCAGGATATGAACCTGAAACAGGAAGAAAACTTACTGAGCAAGAGTTAATGCAAAGATATGGTCAAGGTCCGCGTTTAGCAAAAGGTGGTTCTTTACTTACTAAGAAAGTAACATGTAAAGATTGTGGTTGGAAGTGGAATGCTGCGGATGGTGGTAATGATGTTACTACATGTCACAAATGTGGTGGTCAAGGATTACTGCATGTGCAAAAAGGTGGACTACCAAAAGCTCAGTTTGGAATGTTTGATAAATGGAAAAAGAAAAACGTAGACCAAGTTATTGCTGATGCTGAACCACAAGAAGGTGTGCAACAACTTATGGAAGTTGAGGCATCAGGTGATGAAGCCAAAAAGAAACTGCACATAAGTCTGATGGATAAAGCACGCGCGCTAGGACGTACAGTTGCAGGTAGGAAAGTATGGATGGAGGATGGTCCTAGAAACTGGACTTTTGATGAAATTCAGGGATACGTTAATAAGGTAAATGATTATAACCAACAAGCACAAAAATATGAGAGAGACCGTAGACTGTTGCAGGACGGTAAGTTAAGTACAGATGTATTTGCTCAAAGATACAGAGATAACAACTGGGCTAGGTTTGACCAAGCTACTAAAAAAGAAAGTTTTAAAGGTCAGTATCAAAATGCCGTTGATGAAGGCATGGCAAGAAAAGAAAAAAACTTTGCTGTTACACAAGGACTGGCGGAGCTTACAGGAGTACCTGCTGCCATGAGAATTGTAAGTGATCCTGTAGGTACATTAAAAGGCGTAGGTACAAGTTTAGCGGATCTTGCTATGTTACCATATGCAGCATGGCAAGCAAGGGATTGGGCAGACAATACACTTAATATGAAGGGTACTTGGAACTTATCTGAGAATCCAATTACAGGACAAGACTTTGGTGAAGGTTTTAATGAATCAATGGATGTTGCTTCTGTTCTACCATTTTTTGGTGCAGCTGCAAAGATGCTAAGACCAGCAACAGCAACCACAAAAACTGTAGGTACTACATCTAAGGTGGTTGGTAATACTGTAGGTGAGGGTAACGTAATAATGAGTAATCCAAAACTAGCTCGTATTGCCAAAGATTTACCAGATAACCTAGTTGAAAGAAGAATATTTGAATATACAGGTGATGGTAATCCAAGAAAAATAAGTATTACAAGTGAGGCGGAACTGGAAAAAATATTAAAAGTAGATAGATATAGAATACAGAAACTTAAGAAACAATATCCAGATTTAGACTTTAATGATCCTAGTATTAAGGGTTACTATTTTACTGATAAAGAAAGTATAAATAGAATACCAGATATTCTAAAAGGTGCTCAGCAAAATCAAAAATCAGCAGAGTCCTTTGGAACGTATCTTATGAATGACTATGATACAAAGATGGCCTTTATACAAAAGAGTGGAAACCAACCTTTGATAAATGTAGTTAATGAATCTCCACAATATTTAGATGAAGTCTATGCACATTTGAGTAGTCCAAACACAGTATCTGATGCTGACTTCTTAAATGATCTTGTAGTAAAAAGTAATAGCTATACAAGATTTATGGAAAGACAGGTAAGTAATGAAGCAGCTAGTGAATTGGTAGGTAGAAACATAGAAAATCCTGGATGGTCTATGGATGTAGAGGGTGTATCTCCAAGTGATTACTATGGTGCCTACGGATATAAAATCCGACCTAATATGGATAGGATATATGAAATTGTAAATGCACCTGTAGAACAAAAATGGGGACTAAGACAACCAACATTTGAAGGTGGTATGAAAATGGTACCTTCAATGCATACAGGGCTTCCTGAGAAAGTTGAAGACTTTCTTAGAATGAGAACTCAAAGATTAAACAGATCTGTTACTAGTAATGTAGGTGAGATTGATCCTTATGAAAAGATATCAAGATGGGATTTATATGCTCCAATGGAATCTAGAGCTAATGTGCAATTAAGGGAATTTTTACCAAAAGAGTTTGTAGAGTCTAAATATTATACAATACCAAAACATCAGGTATTCAATGTACAAGGTGACTATGGGCAAAAATTACAAAATTTTGATGTGTTTGGTTTAGGTAAACTAGAGTTTCCAAAAAACTACACTGGCCATAGAAGTAATCAAGATTACGGAAGATTTTTTGAAGGTACAGGTAAAGGCTTTGCACGAGGAGGAATAACCATGGGTCAGGAGGTAGACTTAAGTCCAGAACAAGAAGCTCACTTAAGAAAATTAGGATACAAACTTGAAAGAATATAACAATGGCAAAGTTCAAGATAACAGGATTACCAAAAGCTCAGACTGGTAAAACATTTAGTAGAACTCAAGGGGGTGAAGATACCTATTACATACATCCTGAAAGACCTGGTAGTATCTATACTAAATGGGATGGTAAATGGCATATTAGTAATAGCAGTACAGGTTTTAATTTTGAACCTATTAAAGATCCAACAGGAGAAAGGAAAAAAAACTTAAATACAAATGCAGTTAAAGCAACTCAATTTCAACTTGATAGATGGGAGAATTTAAATCCTTATGATAATAGCAAGCAACGTAAACATGTAGGAAATGTTGCAGGTGGTATGGATCCTAAGAAGTCTGCAGAACAAATCAAAAAGGCAGATGAACAATTTATGTTTGATTGGGACTTTAATACAAAAGACCAAAAAGACATGCATCCACGTGATGCTAGTAATGCTATAGAACTTTATAATAAGGGATTGGACTTTCATAAAGGCTGGATGAATTCTCCTATGTATAAGAAAATGTTGGCTAACTCTATAAATGCAGGAAAAGCATCAGGAGTAGATGAATCTCAAATGGCTCAACAAAGAATACAAAACTTCAGTACTATTCCATCCATGCTTTTTCAAAGACAACCAGAAGGTAGAAGTTTTACAGGGGGTCAGTCAATGCCTACTGATGGATCAATTACTATATTTCCATATGGAGCTGGCGTATCAGATGTGTCAGCACATGAAATAAGCCATTCTATAGATAGACCTGTTAATTATTATGACAGTGATCAAAGGTTAATTCCTCAAGCTGATATAAACTATATTCAAAATGTTACACCAGCTTTTAATAACACTCCTAAGTGGCAGGGTTATGATGCTGATTGGCAACAACTTGTTCTTAACAATCCAGACTATCTACAAGAAGAAAAAGATTGGGTGAACTATGTATCAAAACCTACTGAAGTTAGAGCACGTCTTAATGCCATTAGAGCTACAGCAAAAGAATCAGGTACATATGATCCATATACTCAAGAAGTAACTCCTGAGATATATGATATGTTACAAAAGATGAGTTTTGGTACTGATGAGAAAGAAGGCTTTAATCCAATTGAACAACTAAAAGGTATATACTCAGATGAACAAATTATAGAAATGTTAAATAGCATTTCTAAAAATGATAATGATTCTGGTGACATGCTTAATATGGCAAGAGAAGGTGGTTTTCTACCACATGCTCAGTTTGGCTTTGGCATGGGTAAACTTAGAAAAAGAAAAGTAGGTAAACAAAAAGGTGAGGAGACTCCTACTTTTGGACAACCATTACCTACAGATCCTCAAGGTGCTCCTTATGCTTTTGTTGGAGAACGTCCTGCTTGTCCAGAAGGCCAAGTATGGGATGAAAATCTTCAATCATGTGTATTACCAGGGATAGTAGAACAACCAACAATGTATGTATCTGCTAATCCAGAAACAAATAAAAAACGTATTAAATTTATAGATAAAGCTAATGCACTCTGGGATACTATAGAAGGTAGAAAAGTCTGGATGGAAAACGGACCTAAGAACTATTCTCTTAATGAGTTATCCAAGTTTATTAATAATGTAAAAGACTACAAAGACCAAGCTGCTGTATATGAGAAATACCGTAGAATGGCTGAGGATGATGAGATCAGTGGGGATGAGTTTGCTAGACTATATAATGAAAATAACTGGATAAGATTTGACCAGAATACAGGTAGAGAAAACTTTAAAGGTCAATGGAGAAAAGCTGCACAAGAAGGTATTAAGAAGAAAGCAGAAAATGCTAAATCTGTAGCTAGTGACATAGGAGACATACTGCATACTGCAGGAGAGTATACAGGAATTAATAGTGTAGGAAGAGTAATAGCAAATCCTATAGAAACATTATCTGATACAGGGCAGAGTATAGTTGACATTGGGATGACTGCTCCAGAAGTTCCATACATGGCATATGATTATCTATCAAATCTATTCACACCATGGAATAGAGAATATGGAAATGAATACTCAGGTACTGAAGACATTAACCCACTTACAGGTCAACCTTATTGGTCAGGTTCTCAGGGAGCAATAGATTTAATTACTTCTTTTCCATTTCTTAAAGGTGCATTTACTTTAGGAAATACAGGGTTTAAAGCAGGTGTTAATGCAGTGAATAGAATACCTTCTTCAAAAGTACTCTTTCAATCAGCAGAACAAAGATTAGGAAACCCAACAGCTTACAATTTACTTCAAGGTACAGAATCAGGAGTAAGGGGAAAGATAGCAGACAAGTACTATACTAATGCTATGCGGACCGCTGTAAAACAACAGGATGATGCATATCAAAAATTCTTCAAAGCATATGACGAAGGGGATATGGATTTGGCTAAAAGAATAAATGAAACTGAATTACAACCTGCTATAGAAAGAGAAAAACTTTTGGCAAATGAGTATGGTGATTGGCGTAGACAATACTCTGGACTACCAATTAGAAATACAGGTCTGGCAGGATCAGAAGGAAGTATTTTTACAATCAAGGGAGATCCAACTCAAGTTGTAAAAGTAGGCACTACACCTAATACAGAAGCTGAGTTAAATAAATTAATAGAGATAGGTCAGAACTACCAGTTCCCTGGTTCTCAATTTGCATTCCCCACTAGACAGATTAGACTTATGGGAGATAATCAAGTTGCTCAATTTATGCCTAGATTAAACTTTAATGCGTCTGGTCTTCCGGTAGGTAAAACATTTGATGATGTTGCTGAGGTTGCCCAGGATTTGAATCAATATGGTGTAGGTCTTGATTATGCAGGTGAAGGTAATATTGGTAGTGTAGGAAATGACTTAGGCTTTGTTGATTTATCTTATATTGGAAAACCTGGGCAAAGAGTAGACTTTTATAACAGGTTTCCTTATCATAAGCCTGATATGTTTGGTAAAGGCTTTGCCCTAGATGAAACTATTGGTAGTACTGCACAGGGAATTGCAGATGATGCTGCAGGTCTTATGAATAGAGTACGCTCTCAAGGATTATCAGATGATGCTTTAAAAGCAAGATCCGTACAAGAAACAGGGGCTGCCTCTCAAGTTGATGATTCTATTTTAGGTGCTGATGATGTATACAAAGCTCCTTCACCAGAAGCAATGCAGCGGTACAATAAAGCGATAGAGCACTTTAATAAACATATGTTTTTACCAGAATCTAAATCATTACAAGGACGTGAATTGCTGGATGACTTTATATCAAGAATTAACTCAAAAGAAGGTTTAAAAAGACTAGGTGAACTAGGTATAAATGATCCAAAGTATTTTGAAGATTTAGTGCTTAAAGAAATACAACATGAGTTAGGTTACTTTACAGAAGTAGGTGGTCAACCTATGATAGCTTTACATGCAGGTATGCCTGCAGAGATAGCAAAAAATATTACAAGACATGAAATAGAACATGCAGTACAAAGAGCGATTATAAAAAATGGTCAACAACCTTTTAGTGAAATAGATTACATGTTAAATGGTCTTACTCTTAAAGGAACACCAAATGTGGCTGTACCAAGAAAGATGACATGGAATGCTATTGAGTTTCCTAAAAATGCTGATTTGTTTCCTAATGCACAAAAAAACTTAGACTACTATGCCTTTGGTTCAGGAGGAAAAGAAAAGTCTGCGTTTTTAGCTGAGGTTCAACAGGGTATGCTTGATAATGGAATCATAGATGATGTTTATGAAAACATCACACCTGAGAAAGTTAAGAAAGCCTACAAACAATTTATAGAGGATCCTAATCCAGATAAATATAACTACAGATTTTTTGAAATCATGGAGCCCACTGAAGCAAACTTTGAGTTGACTGCCAAAGCCTTGAATAAGATGTTAGCTATTCCTGGTGCAATTGGAGGTGTGGGTACTGCTGGTTATATGATGAATCAAGGTGTAACAGAACAACCTGTAGAAGGTCTTAAAAAAGGAGGTACTGTAAGTAAGAAATACTCAAGAAGTTTAGAAGCTAAGAACCAACTCTATGTAGAGAACAGACTTGTAAAAAAACGTAAGCCTAAGAATAAAAAGATCTTTAGTCCTACTAGTCCATACTTTCAAGCAGGTGGTGAGAATCAAGTAGAGTGTGATGATGATGGCAGATGTTATGAGACAGATCAGATACAAAATATACTAGATGAAGGATCTTACATCCCTAAAAAGAATGTAAATATTATGTGGGATGTTGCAGAAACACCTGGTGCTTACGAAAATGCAAAAAAAATATGGACAGATAAAGGTGCCCAAGTAATATCAAAAAGATTAGGAAATACTCCTGCTATTACAAATGTTGGCAATTGTATGTGGGCTGGAGGAATGGGTTATCAATGTTTACCAGAAACAAAAGGAAAGATTTCATTAATGCCTTTTGAATCTAATGATAAATTTATTAATGCTGTAAACAAAGGTACTGTACCTTTTTCTAGAGTTGCTAAAACACATGATCCAAATTTTGCATCACAAGAAACAGGTATGTTGCAACAAGGAGACATTATTAATTTTAAAGGTGCGGGTAATTCTCATGCTATGACCTTTTCACATTATGATGAAGATGGTACTCCTATTTTTTTAGATAGTAATGGTCAAGAAAGTAACTTTGGTTGGAATAGAGGAATGTGGGATCAACTTGTGCCAAATAAAGAAAAAGTTGCATATGTATCTAGATTTAATCCTGAAAAGTTTTACGAAAAAGATATTAAAACTTTAGAAGAAATGGCTAGGACCAATCCTACTTATGTTCCAGGAACACATACTGTAGGTAAATTACCATTATTACCTTTAGCTAATTTAGAAATACCTACAGCAGAAAGAGTATTACCAGCAGTGACTCAAACTTTGGGTATGAGAGCATTAGGTGGTATTCCAAACTTACCACTTAATAAAAATAGAAAAGTTCTTAGAGATTGGACATATGGTCAGTCTATAGGAATGCTACAAGAAAAACATGGAGGTGTACATTATGCACAAGCTGGATTAAATCTTCAAGGTGTTAGAACAGCTCCTGTAACTACAAAAGCTGAACCTAAGAAAGAAGTACCTGTAAGAACAGTACCGGTACCTGCAGCAACTCAAATGAACCTACAAGGTATACGTACAGCACCAGTAGTAACTAGACAAGAACCTAAGAAAGAATATGTAAAACCAAAACCTCAGAAACTTTCTGGATTTGACATGATGCATGAGATACATAACATGTATAACAATAAGATTGCAAATGCAAAAGATCTAAGACCTAAGAGTAAAGAAGAACAAAGAAGAGAGACATCACCTCTTGAAGTGTTTACTGGAACAAATGATTTGTTTAAGAGCTATACTACGGCTGATAGACAAGAGCAGACAGAGTCACCACTAGATATGTTTGGTCATGTTAATGATGCCTTCAATGAGGCCGCTAATAAACGTTCTAATAGAGTACCTGGAAGACAAGGATCTCCACTAGATATGTTTGGTTTCCCTGAGTATGGTAATCAAGGTGATCAATCTTATGAGTTTCCATTAGCTCCAGGCTTTAGTGCAGATCCTACAAGAGGTACTACAGGTCAACCAGTGGAGAACAATCCTTTAGCATTCTTAACAAATACAGGTATCTTAGGTCAGATAGATCATGCAAAACTTGCTAGAGATATAGAAAGAGAACAGAACAGACCTAAGTATAAGAACAGAAATGTTGAACCAGACTCTTGGTGGGATAATACTGTTGATGTACTTGGTGATGCCGGAGAGTATATACTTGACACTGGTGTTGATGCTGTTAACACATTAGGTGAATGGAAGAATATGGGTAAACGCTATCTTCAAAAAGAAGGGTGGTTGGATATTGAAGAAGAAAAGATTGATCCTAATAAAGCTAAGAAACTGCAACCTAAGATAAAACAAACTCCTAAAGTTGAAAAGTTCTATCAAGAGATTGCAGCTGTAGATGATGCTGGTTACTCTGATAATAAACTATTGTCATACCGTAATCAATGGGATAACAATGAAGGCTTTGTCTATATTGCTACACCTACATTGAAGGATAGAACTGGTAAAGAAGAATATAGAAATGTACGTGGCGTAGGTCACTTCCTTTTAGATGCATCTGCTGTTCCAGGTAAAGAATACAAGCATGAGTATAATGAAGCTTATTTGAAAAAAGCTATGAAAAATAATGATTGGATACCTACCTTTACACCAGTTTCAGGAAATAAAGTAAAATTAAAATACAAGAAACCTGATGAAATCACTAAAGAAGACAAGGTAGTTACACCACTTAGACAGTTTAAATTTGATAATTTAGCATTTGATAAAACACAAAGACCTGAAGGTTTCCAAGCAGGAATTAAAGAAGTTAAAACAAAAGATGGACAGGGTTCATATTTAATCTTTAAGGATAGAAATGGTTATTCAAGATTTAGTGGAGGATCAGTAGTGTTTATATTTAAAGACAAATACGGAAACACAATTGTAAGAGACTTTGCTGGAACACTGAATAACATTGAAAATGAAGGTCTTGGTATTAAGAAAACATATGGTCTCAAAGATGGTGACTTGACAATTGGTTATCATGATGTAGGATCATTTAGTGCTAAACCAAAGGCAGATGAATCTGGAGTTTTAAAGTCTTCTCAATGGGGTGACTTTAATCCAGGATCAATGACTGGTGGGGCATTGCTTATTCCTAATCAGTAAACTTCTAAAGTTTACTCATTAAGATTGAATTTACTATATTTATATTATAGCGTATATTATGAAAAAACCTGTAAGAATATATAAAGCACAGTTTGGAGCACAACAGGCTATGCAACAGCAACAGGTACAACAACAACCACAAGTAAATGAGGAGATGTTGTATAAAGCTGCTGCTGATATGATGGCACAAGGAGCAGCTCCAGAAGAAGTGCTTAATCAGTTTGTGCAAAGTGGAGTACCTCAAGAGATGGCTAATGCAGTTATCTCAAATGTTGTAGCATATTTAAATGATGAAGATGCTTATGACAATGCTATGAAGTCAGATGACACAGAAGCACAAGAGGAACTAGCTGCTCAAAGACAAGCTGAGGAAGAAGAAGCTGCACAGCAGTTAGCTTACAGAAAACAAATGGAAGCTATCTATAACCAAGAAACAGATCCTGGATATGATGAGGAGGACCAAGTCATGCAACAGAATCTTATGCGCTTTGGTGGTAACCAAGTTCCTAAAAGAACTTTCTTAAAGAAGGCAATGAGTCTTATTAAGAAACAAGACGGAGGTGATGAAGAAGCAGAAGCAACTAATGTTGCAGATAGTACAGATACAGGTGAGAGAGCTGAGCGCTTGAATAATTTTATAGGTAGTGTACAAAATGCAGCTAATCAATCTTTGATGCAACAGGATGCTGAGAATATGTATGCACAGTATCAGCAATCATTTGGTCAACCAGAAGACATGGGACAATATCCTATGGCTAGACGTGGTAGACAAATGGGTCCAGGTAGACAAGAGAGACAAGTGATGAGAGGAGTAGATAGAATACTCCGCAATATGCCAATGGGAATGACAGGACCTGGTCAAGGTTTTATGCCACCAAATGTTAATGTCTTTAACTTACCTATGATGGCTGGAGCTGGTATGCCAGATATGCGTCAGATGATGAATATGCCTGATACAGGTTACTATTCAGGAGGTCCTAGACTTGCAAACATTGATGTAAGAAAAACAGGAATCTTTGGAAGACCTAAAGAGTATACAATTACTTGGGCTAATGACGGTTACTATAATCCTGCAGTAAGACAAGATATCATTAGACAGGAACAACACAATGAAGAGAATCAAGTCAAAGATAAGATTACTGATGATAAAGCAGCTACAACTAATACATCAACAGACAAGAATGAAGAGGTTAAGGTAGAGGAAAAGAAAGATCCTCAAGTAGCTACAGGAGCAAAGACTACAGCACAAACACCTGGTAGAGGTACAGTAGTTGCACCTGATGGTTCAGGTACTTATGTAGACAACCGTGTTGAAGCACAAGAAGAGCCATGGGCGGGAGCTTTAAGAGATAGAAATGCAGGTATGGCGGGACGCTTTGGATATGATCCTTCTGCTGTAGGTACCGCTCCTGTGAACACTGCGGGCCAATCTAAGTATATATCAAGTAACACAGGTGCTGTTGACATGAATGCAGTAGGAGCTATTACTTACTATGATCCAAATAAACCTGGGTACATGTATGTAAGTGATGGTACTAAATGGTATTATGATGCACCGGGTGGTGATATGACATTACAACCAGTTACTGATACTAAAAGGATTTCTTATCTTAATGAGAACCTAGAAGGAGCTAATATGTATACGTTACCTTCTAAGAAAGGTTATTACTATAGACTACGTCCAGATGGCGCCTATGCTAAGTACTCTGGTAACCCCGATGATTATACACCTAGTGCAAAACCAGTACAAGTAATTAAACCTGGTGATGCTAACTATGACTACCTAAACAAGAATAAGCAATACTCTTACTCTTATGTGGGCAAGCAACAGTTTGGTGGAAATACTAATCAAGCATCAGGGCTTACTAAGTTTGTGAATGGCGGAGATGATATCAGCATTCCAGTAACCGGAGGTAAACTTACAAATGATCCATACTTTAGAGATGGTGGTTTGTATAAGTTCCAAGGTACAGGTGATAGTCAAGTAGATGCTGGAAATACTACAACACCTGAAGTTACTAACCAAGAGTTGTATGACTTCTTAAAGACACAAGGATACAATGTTGGTGAGTACAGAGAAGGTATTGACTACTCACAGTTAGTGGGTGGTAAAGGAAATACTGGTTATAGTGATCCTTATTTGGAAGGAAGATCTAGTATGCCATGGTATACTAGTAGTAATGCACCACAAGGAAGCTATTACCCACAAGGATACGGACCTTATGCATATGGTCAAGGATACTATCCACCAGCTATGGGGTACAATAATCCTTACATGGGTAACTACAATATGTATAACCAAGGAATGGGAGCAATGTACCCACCTTTGTTTGGAAATAGATTCGGTCCTACAGGAAAAGTGTTTGAAAGAGCAGGTTCTTGGTTGCAACAATCTGGTTTACCATTTGACCCTACTACAGGTTTACCTATTACAGGTATGTTAGGTCAGCAACCTATGAGTAAGTTTGAAGTTACTAAGTCAGGTATGTTTGGACCTAAAGAGTTTGCAATGTACTTTGGTGATCAAGGTGATGGTGAATACAAAGGTGCTGACTTTGGAGATTATAAAAATCCATTTACCGCAAGAGCTGAAGCAGAGGCAGCAGCTAATGCAGGGACCTCAAAGAATCCTAAAACAGATGATAAGGGTAGAATTCTATCCTATGCTCAAGGTGATGATTATGACTTTAATCAAAATAAAGAAAATAGACAGCAAAACAGATTAAACAGACAACTTGAAAGAGGTGTACAAAGATATGATAGACAGGCTAGACAAGATATGCAAGTACCTGAAGATATTCAGCAAGGTGTAAATGCATATCAAGGATTCAAAAATCGTGCTAATCAATCTCTTACCCGTGCCTATGGTGGTCAACAACTTCCACAAGCTCAAATGATGGGTGAATTTAATGCTGGTGTTAGTGATATTCCTGCAGGATACTACAGAGATAATGTTACGGGTCTTATAAAGAACAACAATGGAATGACATATTCACCTTATGCTGGGTATGGATACAACACAGATAAGATTATGGATACTGATTGGACTAATCAGTACATGGCTTATGGTGGTGTACCAATGGCTCAGTATGGTTTTAGTTCAGGTTCTGCTAATCAATATGGCTTTAACTATGATCCTGCTTCTATGGATTCAGAAGAAACACAATTCAATAACTGGTGGGGTGGTCTTGGTAGTTCAAGAATGGATGAAATTCTTGCTCAACAAGAACGAGAGCTTCAAGATATGAATGCTTATGATGTAGACATTGATGCTGAAAATGCTTCAATGGATGCATTTGCTGAGAGTACAATGGCTAAGAAACAACCATGGGCAGTAAAAGGAAAAATAAAGAACATGTTTAATGTTGACTTAGAAAGAGGTGTTAATGAATTCAACAGATATGCTGGTGCTGCTCTTAATCCTTTTGAAAGAGCTGACAATAGAATATCAGCTCCTAACATGATGGAACTTACTGGGTCAGAAAGAAACTATGGTAACAAGTGGTATCAGAACAAAGGAAGAGACCCTGAAACAAATAGTGGATTGTCTTTCATAAACCAGATGGGTGCTAAACTTCAAAAGAAAGGGAACGCTCAAAAGAAAAAAGGTGGTTCTACATATAAAGAGGGTGCAGTAACTTATATGTCTGCTAAACAAGTTGAGGAATTTATTAAACAAGGTGGTAAGCTTGAATTTATAAAATAACATTATGTATTACAAAGTAAAAATCACAGCGCTTCCAGAAGCAGCATACGGTAGATCAGTTAAGACAGGTCAACAGATGAATGGTGCCCTTGCAATTCAACCTACAGCAATGGGTGGTGCAGACATTGATCAGTACATAGGTGAGAAAGAACTCAAAGTTCAGAAGACTATTCAACCTATTGATAGAGAAAAGGCTAATGTAGAAGTTGAGAAGGGTGAAGTTGTAGTTACTGATAATGGTGATGGTATTCCAGAAACATATGTAGCCGGAGGTAAACGTCACTCAGCAGGTGGTACACCACTTAACTTACCAGATGACTCTTTCATTTTCAGTGATACTAAGTCAATGAGAATCAAAGATCCAGAAATCTTAAAGATGTTTGGTAAGAAAAAAGGTTCTTATACTCCAGCTGACTTAGCTAAACAGTATGATATCAATAAGTACAGACAGATACTACAAGATCCTAACTCTGATGCTATTGATAAGAAGACTGCTGATTTGATGATCAGAAACTATACAATGAAACTTGGTGGGTTAGCCGTAGCACAAGAAGGTAAGAAAGCATTCCCACAAGGTATTCCAAAAATTTCTGAGCCATTCTTGGAAGCTATGGGTATTCAGCAAGAAGCTATCATGCCTACTTATCAACCACAGACTCAGGCACCACAGGATGAGCAAGAAATGATGGGTAATCCTGGTGAAGAAATGGCAGAACAACAAATGATGCCAGAGGATCAAATGATGATGATGCCACCACAAGACCAAGGTATGCCACCAATGGCAGCTTACGGTATGGCTATGGGTGGATATGAAATGCCATTTGCTCCTGACTATGCTTACGGTGGTTTGTTCAAAGCTGTTGAAGGAGTAGAAAGTACAACAGATGTTACTCCTTATACAGGGGGTAAAACAGTAGCTGGTAGTAAAACACCAACTGGTAAGTCTAATGCTTATGCTTCCAATAATGAACCTCTTGATCAACACTTAGGACGTTGGGAAAAGGTTGTTCCAGGTATTTCAACTATGTCAGATGCAGAAGCTCAAAAAGCAATGTATGACTGGAGCTTAGCAAATAATCCAGATGCTATTAAAGCAATGTGGAAAGAATGGGGTAATACTACAGAAGGAAAAAAATATGCATCAATTAGAGCATTAGCTCCTAATGGTGTATTCACTGATGAAGTATTAGATGATCCAGCAAATCTTGCTATGTTACGTGCTGCTTATGTTGATGGAAAATTTGGAGCAAGACAGATCAAACCAAAAGAACCAGAACCAGAACCTGCAAAAACTGAAGAACCAAAAACTCAAGATAACACCCAGATTCAAATTACTGATAATAAACAAAGACAGCAAATACAAAGACCTGATCTATTTAATTTCCAGGCACCACCACAAATTGCTGATTCTGTACAGGCTGAGTGGACTTCACCAGACATCATGAATTACTATGGTGCCTTGAAAGATAGAAACTCATTGCGTCAGTATTTTCCATGGGCTGCTCCAATTGATATGGAAGAAATGGAACCTACTTACTTAGATCCTACTAGAGAATTAGCACAACAAAGTGAGGATGCAAACATTGCAAGTCAAGCATTGGCTATGTTTACTGGACCAAAGGCATATTCTTCTAGAGCATCACAAATCCAAGGAGAAGGCGCTAAGCAAGCAGCAAATACACTTTCTAGATATAACAATGCTAACGTAGGTATTGCTAATCAGTTTGAGCAAGCTAACGTAGGTATTAGAAATCAAGAGAGAGCAGCTAACCAAGCTATTAGTAAACAGATCTATGATCAGACAGTATTGACTAATGCTAACTATGATAGAGATAAGAGATTAGCTGATAGTGTAGTGAGACAAGCATTTGCTACAGGTTGGAAGAATGCATCTGACATTGCTATGTTGAATGCAACATCTGACCAGTATGATATTGACCCAAGAACAGGGACTGTTAGATTTATTCGTGGTAAGAAACCAAGAGCAGATAAAGCTAGGAACTTTGATGAGCTTTTTGTTTACTATAGAAGTATGGGACTGAATCCAAAAGATGCACGTGAGAATGCTAAGGCTGCATTAGGTGATTATACTGGTTATACAGGACCTGCAAGAACAGATGATTATGACCAATATAAAGCAGGTGGTGTCTTTGTTTTAGGGCCAGGAATGTTTCCTCCACTGATCATGTAAACTTTAGAAGTTTATTAAACTTATAAGATTTTAGTATATTTACATATATAGAATATTAAACTATGGCAACGTACCTCCAAGGCGTCCAAGACTACATTCCACAATTCCAGCCATTCCAGCCGGATTTGAATTTGTATGCAAATGTTTTACAGACCAAGCAAACGCAGTATGATACTGCATGGAAGTCTTTAAACAAAGTATATGGGCAATACTTCTATGCAGATCTTACACATGAAGATAATGTTGTAAGAAAAGAAGAGATCATGAAGAACATTGATTTCAACTTGCAACGTGTTGCCGGACTTGATTTATCTCTAGAACAAAACATTGACCAAGCGGTACAAGTATTCAAGCCTTTCTATGAGGATCAATATCTGATGAAAGATATGGCCTATACAAAGAACTACATCAATCAAATGAGTAGAGCTGACTCTTACAAAAACTCAGAAGATGAGAAGATGAGAGGAATGTATTGGCAAGATGGTGTTACAGCTATGAACTATCAGAGAGATGAGTTTAGAAAGTCTGACATATCTGAGACACTTAACTTTCAGAATATACAGTATACACCATATGTAAATGTAAATAAGAGAGCTTTAGAGATTGCAAAAGAAGCTGACCTGAACATTGAGTCTGTAGACTTTAGTCCTGATGGTAGATGGGTAGTTACAAAAAAGAATGGAGAGCAAGTACTTGAGCCACTTAGTAAACTATTTGAATCTCAACTAGGAAGTGATCCGGCAATTCAAGATGTATACAAGACTCAAGCTTATGTAAACCGTAAGAACTATGCATACTCAAATGCTGCACAGTTTGAAGGAGATGAAAATAAAGCTGAGATGGCATATCTGCAGGAAAGCTATGACATGCTTAAAGAGCAAAGTCAACAAAGATATAAGCAGTTACAAGAGCAGTCTACTTACTACTCTAACATGATTGCTGATGTTGAGAAACAAATAGCTAACGGTACTGCATCTCCAAGAGCTAGAATGGCATTATCTCAATACAGATCTGCTAAAGAGATTAATGACAAAGTACTTGCACGTGCTGATGAAAATAACAATACGCTCAACGGAGATAATGATAATGCTACTGCAAATACTTCAGGGAAGATTAATCCTTACGGAGATCTTAAATCTTTGAGATGGAAAGTAGATAATGGAATGGCATCAATGTTAATGCAGAAAGACTTAGATGAAGCTGCAGAGATATATGCATACCGTAATGCTAAGACAAGTATAGAAGCTAACCCATATGCCGTTAATGATCAGAAGTTCCAGCATGATAGAGCTCTTGCTCAAATCCGTGGTAACTACATGTTAGAAGCTACACGCCTTAGAAATAAAGGTGAGAAAGAAAATAACATGGATAAGGCTCTTGTTGAAGCAGGTACACACCAGTATGATCTTAACCCTACATTACCTGATGGTAAACCTAATCCTAATTATGGTAGAGCTATTCCTATTGAAGCATATACAAAAGTAACTACTACTAAAAAATCTGACGGTACTGCATCTGGCAATTATAATGCTAGATCTATGGACAGACAGATTAGTGAGATGGAAACTAAAGAACATGCTCAACCATACTTGCAAAATGTTGCAACAATGGTAACTACTCTTGTTACTGCCGGTCAAATGACTAAACAACAAGCTAAGCAGATTCTTGGAATGGATTATAATACTTTCCAGTCTAAACTTAATGGTAGCCCTAACTGGTTTATCAGAAGAGAACTTGGTGGTAAGAAACTTGAAGGTATCCGTAATAACATGGATAGATGGATTGGTCAAAACTTTGAATCATCTGCCCTTAAGTTATATTCTACACAGTTAGCTACACTTAAGAGTTCATCAACTAAGTTTGGTGATTACATTGGTTATGTAAATGAAAGTCAAGAGTGGAGACAAAAGACTGCTAAAGAAGCTGAAACAGAACTTTATAGACAAGGTTTCAAGTATTCTAAATACATGTATGATATTGAAGGTAACTTAAGAAGTGAAAAAGATTTCTATGCAGCTCTTCCTCCAGAGGCTATAGAAAAATATGGATTTAAAGTTAAGGGTGCTACAGGTGCTGGTGGAATATCAGGTGTTGGTGCAAATCCAGCTGGTCAAATGCGCGGAGACATGAACCGTAAAGCAGGAGATAGATATGAGCGTGAAATAAACTATGAAGCCATGAAAAACGCACTTTCTAAAATTTATACATCTGGTCAAATTAAAGCACCAGTTATTGGTTTAGAAAAGTTTGGCACAATGAGTGGCACTGGTAAGTTTGCATATGAAGTATCATCTGCATGGATTACACCTAAAGGTATTAACACACCTAACATGGCTAGATTTGGTGAAGTACTTAGTGACTTAAACAATTTTGACTGGGGTACAGATAAAGACAATAGAGTTTCATTCAGAGGTATATCCAAATCAGACTGGAATTACTATGATGATAAAAGCAGAAATGATGTAGGTAAAGCTATCTTAGATAACATTGTTGCAGAAATACAAAATAATAAAACCAAAATGGGTGACTTCAGAATAGATGTTGCACCAATGGCTGTAGGAAGTGTTGAGAAAGCTGCTATCATTATTACTCCAGATGCTGAATGGCTTAAAGGATTTGTATATCAGAAAGATGCAGATGGTGGTAAAAAAGGTACTGGTATTATCAGTCCAGAACAGTATTCTCTTATTATGCAAAATGGTATTTCTTATATCATGCCAGCAGATCAGATGACTAATAGTATGTATACAGGTGCATTTCAAACTCCTCTTGAAACTATTATTTCTAATAGTCCTACAGGTTATACATATACAGATCCGCAAAATCCTTCTTCTACAATCAATATCAAAAAGAGTAATTCACCGGCTGGTCCATACCAGTACTCAGTTACTTATCCATATATTGATCCTGCAACAGGTGAAGAAAAGATGGCACCTCCAGTAGTTGACTTTACAAATGACCCTAATGCTCTTAGAGATAACATGCTTAACTACTTTGAGCTTAACCAACAAGGTTTACTTGGTTTCTAAAAATACTTAAGATGGCAGATAATACTCCAGGTTTCAACTCTCTAGATCCACTTGGTCCGGAGTATGGAAAAATAAATCAACCTATCATAGATCCAAAAGGATTAAGTCCTTTTGAAGGTGATAGAATGCGTGATGCACCAATCAACTTTCCAGCAATGCCTGGTCTTGATCTTTCATTGCCTAATAGGAATGTAAGACAGAATGCAGTTGGTGCTCCTGGAAAACCAGCTAATGCTAATAAACAAGCAACAGCACAAGATGTAATTAATGCACAAGGTAGTCTTATTAAGGCTATTGGTCAAGCTAGTCAAAGTAAAGATTCATATGCAAAGATCTATTCATATAATGCAGGACCTGATGGTAATGCTTTCTATAAGAGATATCAAGCATATGGTCAAGAGAAGTTTGATGAAATTGGTTTCTCTCCGCTAAGAGATAATGAAGCTAACTTTAATGCTAGAACTACAAGATGGGATGACTTTAGTAGAATGATGACACACTCATTCTTTCCATTACTTGCTAGTGGTTTTACGTCTGGGCCAAGAAGTTTATTTAGAATGCTTCAAGGTGACTTTACTGGAGCTGACTTAGAAGATGCAAGACTATATGAAGAGGCTGCTGCTATAGGTCAATCAAGCAAAGGTGGAGTATTTGGGTTTGTCAATAATACAGTGATGAACTTTGGGTATACTGTTGGTATTATCAGTGAAGTTATACTTGAAGAAATGGGAGCTGCTTTACTTGCTCCAGGAACAGGAGGTACAAGTTTTGCAGCAGCTACAATACGTAATCTTGAAAGAATAAAAGGTGTTGGTACGGCAATAAAAGGATTCAAAGCAATGAGAAATTCATTGTCTGAATTAAAAGGTATTCAAGCTGTAAGAAACTTTAAGAATTCTGTTAATGCAGGTTTGACAAGTAAAGTAGGTAGATTCTTGAATCCACTTGAGAATACATTTGAAGCATTACAACTTGCTAAAGCAGATAACCTTACAGGTTTAGCTGCTACATTTAAGACGGCAGGAGGTTTATATAGAGATATCCGTACAGTAAATATGGCAGTTTCAGAAGCTAGACTTGAAGCTGGTATGGTTGAGAATAGTGTGTATGATGATTTATACAATGAACACTATAACTTAACAGGAGAGGCTCCTGATAATAAGACTCAACAAGACATGCAGAGGCAAGCTAAGGATGCTTCTGGGAACACCTTCTATTGGAATGCAGGTCTTATCTATGCTACAAACAAAATCACATTTAATAATATCACAGGACCACGTGGTGGTATCCGTAAGTTTATCAAGTCAGTACAAGATGACTTTGTTAGTGTAGGTGGTGGTAAGTTTGGTAACGTAGGTAAGATTGTATATGATAATGTTGCTAAGAAGTTTGCTTATGAGGCTACTAATCTAAAGAACTTAGCTAAAAGCTGGTGGAAGAATCCTGGATTTAAAACTGCTGCGGGGACCATTGGTTACTTCAAAGCAAACATATCTGAGGGTCTTCAGGAAAACATGCAAGAGATTATCTCTAGAACTAATGAAGGTTACTACAAAGATAGCTTTAACAGTAAAGCAAGAAGAGCACAAGAGTATGCAAGAGGTGCAGCCTTATATGCTGGTAAGACACAGAGTGACTACTTTAAAAAAGAGATAGGTGAAGAATTTAGTATGAAAGGACTTGAGACATTTGGTTCAGGTTTCTTCATGGGTATGCTAGCTGCTCCATTGAATAACTCTATCCCATTCTTATCTAAACAATGGAATAGAATGTTTGACCAGAAAGGTTATACAGACTATGTTGAGAAGAAAGAAAAAATGGCAGAGGGTATTGTTGAAGTGTTAAATAACATTGACATGAAAGACTTTATCAAGTCAAACATGTTTAATCTTAGTGCACAAGACTTTATAAGTGAGATAAAAGCTAGAGCTTCTAAAAAAGAAGGAATGGATGCTGAGCTTGAAGGTCTTATTGACTCTGTGGAAATGATGCTTCAGACAAACACTACAGATGTGTTTACGGATCATCTTAATTCATTCTTTGACTTATCAGAAGATGAGTTTATGGAAGCAATGGGTAACATTGAAAAGAGTGAGATACCTGAGTACAAAACAAGAATTACAAAAAGTATTGATAAGATAAAGTCCATCAAGAAGAAGTATGATTATTATAAACAAAAGAAACCTAATCCCGTTACTGATGCTTATTTAAGCACACTAGATAAAGATAGTGAAGAGTATGAAGAGGCTGTAAGCTTGCAAGCAGGTTGGGACAGAGCTGTTAAAAATGCTGTATTTTTTAATGAGGCCTATGAAGATACTATGCAAAGAATGGTTGACATTCAGAGTGAATTTCTATCTAAGACCACTCTTAAGAATATGGGAGCAAGAGAGATGGGTCTTATATTCCAACCACAAAAAATCAAGAATGAGATTGAACTTCTTAAGAATGATATTGAGGTAGCTGAACAGGCTAAATCAACATTACCTGGAGCAGCAGAAGACTTAGCTAAAAAGAAAAGAATGCTTGCTCAGATGGAAGACTATGCTGAGAAGTTTAAAGCATTTGATATCTTCTACAATAGAGCTGATTACTACAGTGCTCATAGAGATGAAGTTAAGAAACAATTGGGTATTGATCTTACTGATGAAGAAGTAGAAGCTATCTTCAATGAGCAATTGGGTACACTTGATGGGACTGAAAGCCAAGCAAAAGTACTTGGAGAATTAAAAGAATCTCTTGCTAATTATCTTAAAACAGTAGCTGACATTAATGAAGATACTGTATTTGATGAAAACATAGATCAAGGATTCACTCTTCTTACTGACCACTATAAGCTTTATAGAGAGTCTCTTGCTATGGTTGAGGCTATTAATACTCTACATGACCCGGGTAACTTTAATGATCTAGCAAGAAGAAACCAAGCTTGGATGAAAGATCTTTACAACAGAAGAGCTGAGTACTATGAGAAGATTGTAAAAGGTGAGATGGAAGATGTAGAGTTCAATGCTCTATTAAACAAGCTTGCTGATAGCGGTATTGCAGTTACTCCTGAAGACTTTGTAGAGTGGAAAAACAACCGCACTATCCCTAAAGAGTTTATTGATATTGCTAACAAAAGAATCATACCACAGAATAGTGAGAAGTATGCTGCGGCAGTTGATCTATTTGAAAGAGCTACAGCTCTTAGAGATGATACTACTGTAGTTTCTACAGAAATACAGGATGCTGAATACAAGAGACAACTAGCTGCACTTGAAGCTGATATGCAGGCAGAGATTGATGCTTTACCAAAAGTTGAAGAAAGACTTGTTACTGGTAACATTGAGCCTACTGCTAAAAGCAAATCATTTACTCTAAACAAAGTAAGAAAAGAACTTGCTATTGGAGAACAAGCTGAGCTCGTAGATAGTAAAGGTGAAAGAATCATTGTCAGAAAAGATGAGAATGAGCAGTTAGTAGATGAGGCTGGTGAACTTGTAGATAACAACAAAAGATATGTAGCCGGTGAGAAGTTCAGAATGTCTATGGTAGCTGATGAGGCTGCTGTAAAAGAGATTGAAGATAGATACACTGAGAAAAGAATTGCGCTTAAAGAGAAGTTCTTAGCTGCACAGGAGAATGTTGAGAAGCCACCGGTTGTAGAAGAGATGACCATAGCGGACATCATGACTAAAGAACCGGAGCTGTATCAACAACTCTTGACTGCATATGAAGCCATGATGGTTGAAGACATGGGAGTAGATGACTTTGCTACACTGAGTGACAGTCAAAGAGAAAACGGTCTAGCTAAGTTTATCAAGTCTGCTAAAGGGAAACTTATTGTAGATGCATACCAAGAGAAACAAAAGATTAGCAAGTCTGCTCAGACTGAAGCTAATGAGATGACCTTTACTCTTGATGGTACTTCATATGACACATCTACTATAACTTCTGTACCTCAATTAAGAAACTTTATTAAACAGTTTAACGCTAAGATTGCAACCATTAAGAAAAAGAAAATTCAAGATTCTGCAGACACTGAAGCAATTCTTGATTTACAGTCTATGATTAATGGTATGAACTTACTGATTGATAAAAGACTACAGTCTGGTGCCACTGATGAACTCAAAGCAGCAATTGCTAAGATCAAGGTGATGCAGTTGAATCAAAAGGATATTGTGAAACAAGATCTAAAATCAATCACAATACCTGAAGATGATAGAGCTTGGAAAAAAGGTGATATCAGATATACTAAACAAGGTATCCGCGTTGAGTATAAAGGAGACAACCTGTATAATATTGCCGGAGAAGACAGAGTATTTGATACAAGTACACCTAATGCAAGTTCTTTCCAGAGAAGTATTGATACAGCTATCTATACTGCCAATCCACAAGAGGTACCAAATGTGTACATGATTAAAGGGACAGAGCATGAGAGAGTATCATATGCAATCAAGAGCGTATATGATGTTTTTGGATTGAATGAGAATGACTTAGCTATTCTTAATACTGCCTTTGACGTTACTATAGGTATAAAAGGATTTAATGAAGAATCTATAAAAGCATTTGTTGATGACTTAAGAGCTACTAAAGAAAGTGATAACGGTAAACTAGGAGGATTCAGTACTTATACATTTGATGAGATAGAAGGAGATCTTCTTGGATTCTATGATTCAATGACTATCATGGGTGGTGCACCAACAACTGCTCCTACTCCAGAGGCAGATCCTAAAAGAGCTGATGTAGAAGCAAGATTGAGAAAAATTGCAGTTGGATTAAAGGAAGAGGAAATACAACAGGTTTTAGATATACCAATAGAAAAGATAATTACTGAAGTAAAAAATAGAGCTAATAATAATCCAAATACACTTGTTGGTTCTCTTGTTGTATACTATGCTCTTAGATTAGAAGCTGAGATGGCAGCAATACGTATACCTGTAGGAGAAAAAACAAAATTAGTTGAGGTTGTAAAAGTAATAGATAAATTAACTCCTTCCGCTGATTCTGATATAGAAGCCAAGAAAGTTGAAATAGAAAGAAGAAGGCAAGAAGAATTAGCTACGGCTAAGATAGAAATACCAAGGTATTTTAGATTTAGTGAACTGGGAGGTGGAAAAGGTAAAAGTGGAGAAGCTCTTTCTTCTGTAGAAGCTGATAAAAATCGAGAGATACAAGAAAATTTTGAAAAACAACTTCAAGAAGGAGACAAATTAATTGAGCCAAACGGAGATACCTACTATTTTAGAAATGGTAAAACTGTAAAAAGAAATGGACAACCTAGGGGGATGGCTGACATAGGTGCGTTTTTGACAGGTGTAACAATAGATAGAACAGATAAAATCAATGCTAAATACGATGCTCAACTAGATGCTTTAGAAGCTACTACCCAAACAACTACAACACCAGGATCTGTAGACATAGAAGAGATAAGAAAGCTTGCTCTTAATACTGCAGCAGAGCAATCATATGAGGCTTCAAAAAAAGTAGGTAACTATACGGATAAACAGTCTAAACGTATATTTGATGGTGAGGCTCCTGAATTTGATGAAGAGCGGATTACTAAAGAAGCTTATGATGAACTCTTTGATCCTAAGACAGGTTACTTAACACAGCTTAAAGAACGGGCAGATAAGGGTGAGTTCTTCATTGCTACAGATATAGTAGTCTATGGAGAGGTTGTTGATGCAAATGGTAAGACACGTAGAATTGCCGGAGAGATTGACTTACTTATAGCAGACCGTGATGGTAAAATTCACATCATTGACCTTAAGACAGGAACCTATAGTAAGTGGCAATTTTACAATAACAAAGGAACTATTGGTTACAATAAGAGAATTGAGAATACCCTTCAGCAGATGTCTTACTCTAACTTAGTATTTAATCAATATGGTTTAGAGACTAACATTGGAATCTTACCAATTGAAGCTAAATATGATCCAGATTCTGCTGATGGTAAAATCATGAAAGCGGGTAGACCAACTACTAAAAAACTGTTTGAAGATGATGACATGAGTCTTCTTGAAAGTAACAAGCCTTTCTCAGTTAAGCTTTACAAGAATCAGGAACTGCAACAACTAGATGAGAATGGAGAAGTAGTAAATACTACTGCTGAGGAACTAATTGGTAAAATCATTCCTAGAAAAGATGGTAAGTCTGGAGCTTCAGGTCCAATAAGACCAGATGAAGATTCAACTGAGGATGAAGCAGGACCAACAGGTGGAACTAATGCTCCTAACCCTACAGTTAATAAAGGAGCAAGACAAGATCAAGTAGATACTTACAATGATCTTAAAGAGCGTATCATGATGGCTAATCTTGATGAACTTGATGAATTAAATACTGAACTGTTTGCAGCTAAAGTAAGTAGTGGTATCACTGATGAGCAATACAAAGATCTTGTTAATTTACTTGAAGAAGCAGAAACTGAATTAAGTATTGGAGAAATTGAGTCAGTTTCAATAAATAATGTTAAATTAAATAGTAAGCTAATTGCCATGGATGAGTTCACGACAACAACGCAAAAAGGCAAGACTACTATTATAAGCATTATTGGGGCTAATGAGAAAGTTGTGGTTGCTGAAATACTTAAAGACTCAATTAAAGTAAGAACACAAGATGGCAACCTGGTAGAGGTACCAGCTAACAAGATAAGTGATATCTTTGTTGATGCAGCCAAATATGAAGACGAACCAGGAGGACCTATGGATACACCGTATAAACCAACCAAAGAAGAATCAATTGTCATTACTCAGACAAATGATAATGTGGCAACGTTTTTAGATGATAATGATGCTAAAACTGAAGCAGTTCAGAAAGGTCAATCTATGAATCCAAAAGATGCCCTTAATGACTTGAATAAAATTATAAATTGCCCGGGATAATGATAACTTGTATTCTTTTAGACAATGAAATTTCAATGCTTTACACAGCTGTAACAGCATTTGTTGAAGACCGTGTAAAAAATGATAAGCCTCTAGATGCAGAGGACATCATGAAGCAAATCTATAATAAGATTGCTAAGAGCCATAGTCCTGAAAAAGCTGCTGAGTTTGTACAACATGTTCCGCGGATTATTATTGACTTGTTAAATACGGCTTACCAAGGTAAGGTTAACATATCTCCACAAGCTTTTGGTGAACTATGGGGAGCTTCTACAGCATTCTATGCAGAAGATGGTATAAACACAATCATCCAACGCTTTAAGCCTAAGAGAAAAAGTAAGGCAGATAGTACAGCTGAAAAGAAAACAAGAAAGCGTAGCAATCCAAATAAGAAGACTAAGGATAATCTTGAGGAAAAAGAAGAGCCTGTAGAAGAGCCAACAGAAAAAAGATACAAGTCTTTCAGTGCTTTGAAGGGAACCATTCAGGAGTACCTTAAAAGAAACCCAACTACAAAAAGAATTCTTGTACCAGAAAAGGTTGACTCAAATAGAGTAGTCATGCAGACTACATTGAAGAGACTAGCTAGTACGTTTGATATTGATGATGATGGGCTAGCTGCAATCAAATATCAGAATGAGTTTCTTAAGCTTAAGGCTATCCGTTTAGATAAATTTGCTAAAGAATTCCCTAATCAGATTGATGCAACTACAATGCAAGAGATCACAAGATCTGAGGGAATGGTTAACAAAGGTGTAGCAAGTGCTGATGTAGCTCAAACAGCTGACAGAGTTGTTATTGTAGTAACTGACGGTAAAGGGAATGTTTTATTCTTTAATGAAGATGGGAACATTGTTTCTGAGAAAGAAGGGAAACCGGTGTATCAGTTCATGTATGATGTTAGAAAGTCAGGAGATAGACTTGTAGTAACTGATATCTATGGTAAAGAAGAGAAGATAGCAACTCCTGAACTTATTGCTGAGAAGACATACAACAAAGAAACAGACGGTCCGCTTAAAGAGTATATTGAAAAAATACGCAAGGCACAGCAGGAAGAGTTTCAGAGACTATATGACTTGAAGAAGTCTGTTATTTCTGGTAAGGATCAAGAGCTCATCTTTGATGGAGTTAGTGAAGGTTTGACATCAGATATAAACAATGTCTACATTCCCTTAAATCAATTAAGATCTCTTGGTGTTGATAGAAAAGTCTTTAAAACAATTGAGACTTTGAAGACACCGGAGGGTGGTCTATCTAAAGGTATGGCTGTTATTGAGTTTAACGGAACTAAGTTTGAACTAGATAGAAGTGATCTTTCTTCAGATATAGTAAATCAAATTGCTGAAGTTCTTACAAATAAGAACATCCCTTTTAGAAAGAGATTGGACTTTGCACAGCAGTTCTTGAGTAATGACATTAATCCAACAGCAAGAAGACATACATTAATCTATGATGTTGATAAGAAGATTCTAAACTTATCAGTGTATCAGTATACTACACAGGAGTCTTGGGAATTTGTAAAAGAAACTACTGATCCTGTAAGTGAAAAGACTATCAAAGAGTTTGAAGCAAAGAGAACTCCTTTGAACAACCAGAGATATAAATTCTACTATATTGCACCAGGTACTGTAATTAATGGTAAAGAATACAAACAAGGTACTTATAGATTGTTTGAGTTTAATGACTCTAAAGGAAGAGGTCAGAATACAACTCTATATCTTTCTGATGATGCTTTGGCAAAGGCAACTCCAGAAGTTCTTGCTAATGTAAAAGCCGGTATTATAGATGCTTTAGAGAGAGGTTATTATCAGCCTAAGTTTGAAAGGTTTATGCCTACTAAACTGAACTATGCAGAACATCTATTAGATTCCGGTCAGTATGAGGTATATGATGCTGCTACAGGTAAGTTTCAAAAGAAAGACTACATTGACTTCTTGATGAACTTGGAATCTACAGTAAGTGTTAAGACCAAAGATCCAGGTTTCTATAATGCATACATGTCTTTCACTATTCCAAGTGATGCTAATCTAGAGAGACAAGAAACTGAGGAAGAAATACCAAGTGTTTTTGTACCGCTTAATCCTTTTGAATCTGGTGTTGAAGAAACTGATTTAAATAAGTTAGCACACAGTATCTATAAGCAACTAGAAACTTATGGTCAGACTAGTGAATGGATTGACTATCTAGAAGATCAAGGTATAGTAAGTAACTCTGCTAACACTGGTTTCTATGTAGCTAATCTCCTTAGACAGCAGTTTGAAAAGAATGCACAGAATGCATATACCAAAGAGTTGGCTAATGCTATTACTGATGTATTCATTGCATCTAGAATTGGTACTGAGAAACAAAGAGCTTTTATCAATAAAGGAATTGAAGGCTTGCCTTCACAACCATTTACACCGCCTGCTTCTTCAATGGCTAGTATAATTGAACAAGCAACTGTACCAGAAGCACCAAATCCTACTAACACTAATACTAATGCTGCAAAGGAAACAGAAACAGATTCTGGTTATGACTTTGATGAATTAGAAAGAGGTGAGGGTCTTTCAGGTAAAACTACTAGAGCACAGAGAAGAAAAGCTAACAAATGGTGGAATACCTCTGAGACAGGTAAGAAGTTTCAAGAAGTCATTGAGCTTTCACACTTGGCTAACCTTGTTAACTCAAATGCATTTGCAGAGTTTACAGTAGCCGGAGCAACACTTATTGATAACAGCAAGTTGGGTCAGATCAAAATCAACCCTCTTAAAGGTTCCATGGTAGACGTATACCATGAGGCTTTCCACGTCTTTACACAGTTATTCCTTACTAAAGCAGAGAAGATTGTACTTTACAAAAAGGTTAAAGAGTATACTGATGCTAATGGTAATCAGCCATACAAAAACATGACCTACTTTCAGATTGAGGAAATGTTGGCGGAAGACTTTAGAACCTATGCTAAAGACAAGACTCTAAAAGACAATATCCCGGTTAAAAATACTATCTTCAGAAGAATGCTGAAGTTCCTTCAGGCTATGTTCTCTAAGATAAAAGGGCTATTGCCTATCTCTAAACAAGATGTTGTTGTAGATAGCTCTAGTATACCTGCAATAAATGAGTTGTTTGAGAACCTATACTACAATAAGAATAACTTCCTGAATAACTATCAACCACTGATCAAGAACATTAGATTTAATGTACTTAATAGAGGTATTACTAAGGTTAATAATTCTAGAGAAGATGCATTAAGTACTACTGATTCTGATTTGATGGTAGCAACCATGGACTCTATTATCTCAGAAGAGATTGATAGATTGCATGATGACAGAAAAGACCAGGGAGTCACAAAGAGTCTTAAGGCTGGTGTAATCAACTTGCTTACAAGTGATAAAAACAGAACTGTTCTCTATAAGAATATCAAGAAGAGACTTACTGAAGATCTTGAAAGAGAGAAAGCTAAGTTGTTCTTACAACCAAATGTCAAAAAATTTAGTGAGTTTACATCACTAGAAGACATCAAAGAGAATGCTGTAGGTGTAATGAAGAACGCTAAGGGAGAAGATAAGTATATCTTCCTTAGATCTCAGATTGATGACTTCAGTGAGCTATCTGCAGATATCAAGAAGGGTGCACGCGTAAAAGGAGAAAAGTACTTTGATATTCCTATTGTTGCTGACTTCTATGTACACAAGACTCTTAAATCTGGTAAGAAGACAGTAGACATCATGGTAGTATCACAGCTATCTGATGCTCAAGTACAGTATGAGAATTACGTTAAAGGTGGTGCTAAGGCATTCACTGAACCTGTAATGAAAGAGGGTGTGGAGGATTCAGTACTTACACAAGAGCAGGAACTTGTTCTTGACAACGTAAGAATCCTTCAGGCAACACTTGACAACTTTGGGGACCCTGAGTATTGGAAAGATGGTAGAATACCAGCAGGTGTAATTAAATATCACTTAGAGAAGAGTAGATTTACTTTACTTAGAAAGTCTTATGTGGACATGGAGTATGATCCAGACAACGACTATGAGAGTGATGACTATGAGGATGAAGAGAATGAAGATGGTATCCCTACAAATGAAGAAGCTGAATTAGAAGCTAAGAACAAAGAGCTTACTAATGACAGTAAAGTAGGTAAGTACTCATTACAGCAGCTAGCTGATAACAGTACTTTGTATATCTTGAGTAGCTTATTCTATGTTGATGCCAATGGTAACAATGAGCTAGACCGCTTTGGTCACAAGAAACTAAGCAACTTCAAAGACACATGGAACATAGTTGCTAAGTCTATTGCTGGTATGCAAGATGCGGAGTTAATGTATAGTACTCTTAATAAACTTAAGAATACGTATCCTATACTCAGACAACTTGTAGAGAAGAAGCTGCCTAATCCTAAATATGATCCTGAGAGAGGTATGGCTATCACAAATTCATTTGAGGTAGATAACATTGTTGGGTTCTGGCAAACATTCAGAAGACCAAAGGTTCCGTACATTCAGTTGATGTATTTCCCTATTGTTGAAACTCAGACGGATTATCTTACAGGTAATATAGAATTTGTAACAGTAGGTTATGATTCTGAAATGCGTTATGCTTCTGTAGATGGAAACACAATCATCAAGAGATTCCAAAATGAATTTGCTTCATCACCGGAAACTGAGTTTATTTCTAAGGTAAACAATACTTCAATTCTAAACTTAGATGCAGCAATAAGCAAGTTCAGTACAAAAGATGGTAACTTAAATACAGATAAAGCAATTGAGTTTGCTAGAGCTATCGGTATTTACTTAGATAACACTGACGCTCTTGAGAAAACTATCAATGACAATATGAATGAATATGGTATACCTTACTTATTCAATATTGCAAAAGACATCAAGAACCTACAGGACAAACTTAAAGAGCCAAATAATAATCTAAGCACTGAAGCAATCAACTTAGTTAATGATTTCAAGAAAGATCCTATTGGTATATTGAAAGGAAAGATCCGTGCTACTTTAGTACCTAGTGTTAAAGCTAAGAAAGGTGTTGTTGAGCAAAAAAATATCATTGTAAAACTTGCTGAGCTTAATGCTAAGTTGGGTTATGAGACAATGAACTTTGGTATTAAGAATGCAAACGGAGATACTGTGTATGAGAACATAGATATCAACAGTTTGTATATGCAAGTTAACGGGCTCAACACAATGGAGAGTCTTGACGAAGCCTGGACAAAACCAGAGTATTCTTACATGAGCTATCTTGATCCTACTAGAAATGCGTATACTCAAAGGTCTATATTGCTAAACAGTATGTTTAACATTGAGACCTTTATGTATGACCGTAGAGGTGAGAGAACTATTGAGCTTGCAATGGATGATGGAACCCGTATACCTGGTAAGAACCTAGGTAACACAACAGGTACTCTTACTCCTATGGGTAAATTCAATCAGGAACTTACTCTAATGCTCAAGTCTGGTGCTAATAACATGTTCCAGAATGCGGATAAGCAGACAACCCCTATTATCAGATTACTAGGTGGTATCATAGGTGAGAAGAGTGAGAGAGGTTTAGATGATCACTTGTATGTGGATACTAATATGTTTGCTCCGCAAGCAGGACCAGGAGCTACAGCAGGTGAACTATATGCTGTTAATAGAGTTCTTATTCAAAACTTAGCTACAGAGTTTGACAGAATTGTCATGGTTAAGGAGAACCGTGATGAGGTAGCTAAGATTAAAGGACCAAATCAAACAGTAGACTATGATAAAGATGGTAAGCCACTAATGGCTGCTGAAGTATTTGTAGCGTTTGATGATGTTCTTGGTAAAGATACTAAAGAAGCATTGTATGAATTAGCAGAAGACTGGGATGGTGATATAGTAGAATACTTACACAGCCCAGAGAATGCTAACTTATGGAATACAATTCAAAATGATATAATAAAGTACTTTAGAGCAGAAGTTGCTTTAAATATGAGTTTGTTTGAAGACTTCTCATATGACAAAGTACTTGTTGAAAAGACGGGTATCCCTGAAGTTCCTGCTGATACTATTGATAAAGCAGCTGCTGAGTTAGAAAGAAAAGGTGCAATCAGAAAAACACTGATGACATCCTTTACGTACAATTCTTGGATACACAACTTTGAGATTATCCATCTATTCTTTGGAGATATCTCTCAGTTTAATCACTTGAAAGAAGAGCTTCAAAAAAGAAATGCTGGTAATACATCAGGTGGTCTTGGTTTCATGAACAGTCCATTCTTTAACAACTTCATTAATAATGTATTTAATGCTGCACAAAAGAATGCAAAGACTGGTGACATTGTAGGTCCAACAACATATGCACAAGCACTTAATGTAAGAGACAATGCTCAGGATACTGATAAGGACTATGATAACTTTGTGTACAACGGTAGATTAAATACTGGAGTTATTGCAGATGCTGAAAGAGAATCAGTGTATATCAAGGAGATGTCTGAGTCTTGGCGTGAGATGTATGAAGAGGATTACAAAGAAGCTATTCCAAATGAAGCAGAAAGAAAAGCTTTCATTGATAAGCTTATTGAGTATGACGTAGATCCATACATGAAAATGACTGAGTCAGATGGTGCCGGTTACATTACAATTGATGCTTACAGAACTCTTAAGAAAGCATCTAAGCAATGGACATATGAGCAAGAACAGCTTTATAAAAAACTGGTTGCTGGTGAAAAGCTAACTCCAAAAGAAGTTAAAGAGTTCTTCCCGCCATACAAGTTGCAATACTATGGTCCACTACATGAGACTGTAATATCTGTTGTAGGTATGCATAAGTTTGCACTTACACCACTTGTGCCGGGTGCACTTGGTGGTGCTCAATTGCAAAAGCTTCATGAGGAGATGCTCAGAAGTAACAGACAGTATGTATTGTTTGGTTCTGGTTCTAAGGTGTCTACAGTAACTCTAGATGGTAACTTTGATGATGTCTTCTTGAATGACAAACAAAAAGCTATCAAGACAGGTGATGATTTCCAAACAGCAAACAACATAATCTATGTTGAGTATCTTAAGGATGTAACATCAGTTAATAGCACATTTAAGAAAAAGGTAACCGCAGGTACCCAACAAAGAGTAATGTTTGTTGACAACTTCTTTAAGGATGGTCAGATTGTTAACCCAGAGGAAAACAAAGAACTTGTTGAAGGATATGTCCAGAATAGCAGAAACATTACCAATGTTCTTATAGCAGAGCTTCTAAATGAAATTGGCTTTGTTTATAAAGACGGAATGTACCAAGCATCCGGTAACAGTGTTGAGAAGTTTGTAAATACTATTAAGAAAGGACTTGGTAAAAAGGCTGTACCTAAACACCTTATTGATTTAGTTGGTGTGAATGTAGGTGGTCAAGCAACAATGGATTACTCATTACATCCTATTGCAGATGACATTGAAGCTTTAGCTACTGCACTGATTCAAAAGAGAATCATTAGACAGAAAGCAAAAGGAGAACCTCTTATTCAGGTACCGTCAACTTTGTACAATGGTCTATGGGATACAGACTTTGAACTCATCACTGATGAGAAAGAGATTGAAAAACTATTAGGTTCAAACAACTTACCTTTCTATAGAAGAGGTAAGAAAGATCCTAAGACTGGCAAGTATGGTCCATCATCTATGATGAAGGTTGCTATTACTATGCAAGCTGACTTTGAGAACCTATATCAGCGTCTAGACCTTAATGGTAAAAAGATAGCAGAAAGCCCTGATCCATTAGCTTTGTTAAACAAGTTAATCCAGAATGATGAATGGTTAGACAAAGATGACAACAGGTTTGCAATTAGTGTTACAGGACCACGTATCCCTACAGATGGTATCAACCTTGTGGAAGGTGCTGAGGTATGGCACTTCTTTGAACCTCAAATGGGTAATATAGTTGTAGTACCTACTGAGATTGTAGCCAAGACCGGTGGTGACTTTGACGTTGATAAGTTGAACTTTGAATATGCATATATTGATGGAGATGGTTTCTCATTAAGCAAGCCATTGAGCAATGCTGAATTCAAAGCTAAACTTACAGAAGCAACTGAGAAGATTGCACAGAGAGCTGAAGATAGAAAAAAAGGTAAGAAGAAAGCAAAAGGTGAAGAAGAAGAGGTAATTATTACACCTTCTGCAATTATTAATGCTCAGAAAAAAGCATTACATAATCAGTCTATACAACTCCGTTTAGATATCTTGCGTTTGCCAGACACTTTTGCTAACTTAACAAAGCCTAACAGTACATACCTTGTTGAACAGTATGCTGAACTAGTTGCTGCTGCACAGCCTTACAAAAAACTAGATAACAGAACAATCAAAGGCTATAAGTTTGATCCAAAGAATAAAGATAAGGCTGTAATGAGTTCTACTAGAACTCTAGAGATTGGATACAACATGCATAAGTTTGAGGTAAACTTATCTAGCGGTCAGCTTACTTTGGGTATTACAGCTAAGCAAAATAAACAGCATGTAATAGACAATGAGATTGGTGCTAAGATGCCAGACTCATACTATGAGACAGTGTGGAAAGATGGTAAGTATGTTCCTACAAAGAGAAGATATCTAGTAGACTTACACTTTAATCATAACACTACTACAAATAAAGCAGGTAAAGAGGTAATCTCATTGGCTGGATTGCAAACAAGAAAGGGTACTAGAATTACATCTATTAACTCTCACAACTTGAACGGTATCTTAGACCGTGCTAAGAAGTCATTCCCGGGTGAACTAAACATGGTACCTGAGACTATGCCAATCATCAATCACTTAATTGAAGCTGGTGTAGATGAGGAACAAGCATTATACTTTGTGAACTTACCATTGATTAAAAAATATGTAAAATTACAGAGAGAGTTTGCGGATGTCTATGGGAAGATTAGAATGGTGGCACCGGATAATTCTTCAATGAATAAGTTTCAAGCTGCTGAAAAAACTGTAGCTGAATATGAGGCTAGTGGTGCAAAAGAATACAGACTTGTAAATGATATACGTCTGCAAGCTACAATTGACAGATTGATGGTTACTCTTAATGAACTTAATCCGACTACACAAATAAGTGTATACTTTGGACAAAAGGTAGGATACGTACAAATGCCAGCTTCTCAATTGAAGAAAGGTCTTCAGTCAGGTGATGTACCACCATTTGTTGTGAGAGGTATTAATCTATATGATGAAAAATTAGCATTCCCTTTACAAAAACAATTGTATAAACCTTCTTCATCAATAGTATCTACTGCTAATTACTACTATGCAAAAAGAATTGCTTTTGATAAAGTATTTGGTTCTCAAGAAGCTGTATTTAATACTAATTTGATTACAGATTCTATTACTAAGAATGATACAACTAGCCGTTTAGCATTAGCGTTTTTATTACACTATATTCAGATTGAGCATCAACTTAAAGGTATGCAAGAAGCTGCCGCATTGATGTCACCTGATACTAGTTTTGTGAAGACTATTCAGCAAGTAAGAAACAGACAACAGCGTATTGCAGATCTTAAGAAGTCTGGTAAGATTGATGATAGCTTGATGGATGACTTTGAGAAAAAGTCTATTCTAGGTAGCTTCCGTATTGATCAGTTGATGATGGATACAATTGAACCACTATTCCCATTAAGATTGGACCGTGATATCTCTGAGTATATTGAAGATGCAACAAACAGATTTAGCAATACTATTGCTGCTAGATTTGGTCAGGGTATTGAAGGTAAAGAAAGATTCAGTTCTATGTTTAACAATGCTGTAGTAACATCATTGTTCCAAAACACACTATCTAACTTCCCTAATGCAAAAATAATAGATGAAGACTTGATGCTACCTGAAGGTTACAAAGGGTATAAGATATCTATTAATGATAAGCAAGCTGAAGCTGTTAAGATTGAGAATGGTGTAATATCTATAAACATAGAACTTACTAAGTCTGACTTTGCTGATGGTATGTATCTAGATAATGTAAACAAGCCAGAGTCATATCTTGGAAGAGGACTGTTTGCATTTGATGCTGAAAGAGATCCATTTGTGAGAGTAATTCCAAAAGACAAAGGTGGTCTTCTTGCTGGTACATCTTTCAGATACTTCAGTAACTATGTACTATTTACTGTACAAAGAGAGCTACTCAGAACCAATAATCCTATTGAGAAAGTAAGAGAGGAATACATGTTCCAGGATCTTATGTCTCAGTTTAATTTGGATGAGCCGGCAGCCTATGAAATGTATTTGGTTAAAAGAGCTCTTAGAAACTCATTCAACCCAGGATATGTCATGGGCTTGTCACAATTCAATTACACTGATGATGTGATGCGTTTGCTTAATCAGTTCCCTGTATTAAAACAAAAATTTGGAATAGCCTCACAACTAGCTCCTGAGTCAAGAACTAAAACAGACAAGAACATCATTGTATTGAATGACTCAAAGGCAACTGGTGATGTTGCTGATGGTTACCATAATGATCTTGTACAGTTAGGTGATATTACTATCCGTAAGGGAAGTGATGCAGAGAATAAATACATCTCTGATACCTTTAAGTTCTTCTCAGAAATGATGTACTACCAACATGGTATTGGATATAGCTCATTTGGTTTTGTTAAAGTATATGACTCAGCCGGTTATATCACTCTAATGAGAACTGTAGGTATTAACTACTTGCAAAATCCTATTGATGAAAATCAATTGGAGGGTATAACAATCAACCTATTGGACAACAGTGACATCTTTAAGAACTATGTTGTTACATCTGGCTTCAAGAGAATGGTTACTGATACTGCTTTTGAGGAGTATGATGAGGAAGATATGCTCAATGAGCTAGAGCAGATGAATAGAAAGGCTAAGAATCCTCTTGTTGCAGAAGTTATAGAAGCAATTAATGCTGTAGAAACTACTAATCCATTTAGAGCTAAAGACATTGAGATGTTCAAAGATGCTGATGCATTCATTGGTTTTGAAACAACTCTTAATGACCCTAGACTAGATGCTAAGTCTTCTACTAAAGTTTACAGACAAGCATTTGGTAACTTGGCTAACAAAGGTAAGTATACGCCTGATGAAGTTGTGGCACTGTCTGGTTCTGGTAACTTTAATAGAGGTGGTGTAGATCTTACTACAGCTATTCAAGAAGACTTCAAGAACAAATACAAACCTGAAATACTCAGAGCTATAGATAGCGGTGTATCTACTTTCCTACTAGGAAGCTACAATGACCAGAGAAATCTACAGGATTACTACATTCAGAAGTACTTGGAGTCTAAGGGTTACACAGCATCTACAGTAGTAGTTGGTAAATATGAGTACTATAAGTTTACTAAAGAAGGTGCTGTTGCTAGTGGAGATATTGAAAGTTTGAAGAAAGCAGCTGATGCTCTTCCTTCTATTGAGCAAAACTTTGCAGATGGTACAGGAGGTAGAACTATGGAGCCGCAGTTCAAAGGTAAATCTACTATGGACTTAATACTCTCTGGTGATAGAACAAGAACTACACGTGCTAAAACAGATATCTCTAGAATGATTAAAGACTATGGTCTTACTAAGATAGAAGACTTGGTTGGTATGGTTATCCGCATGACTGACAAAAAAGGAAATTTGGCTTACACTAGAATTACTAAAGTAGCTCCATTTACTCAAGAGTATCAAGATGCAACATGGCAAAAAGAAGGTTGGACAAAAGATGTTACAGATAAAAATGTAGGTAATTATCCATATGCTATAGAATTTGAACTTGTTAAAGAACCTGTTGTAAACAGACCAGCTTCAAGTGAAGCAGATGTAATATTGCCTATTGGAACAAGTGGTAGCGGAAAGTCTACATTTATTAGCTCTCTTCCTCAAGAGAACTTGGTTGTCATCTCCCCTGATGAAATGAGAATTGAGTTTACAGGAGATATAGATAATAAGTCTAAAGACAAAGAAATTTATACTGAAGCTGCTAAACGTGCCATTAGTGCAATAAAACAAGGTAAACAAGTTGTATTTGATACTACTAATCTTACAAAAGATAAGAGAAGAACATTTATTGAAGCTATCAGAAAAGAAATACCTAATGCTAATATTCAGTATAAGCTTATGGCTTTGGATCCTGAATTAGCAAAACAAAGGATTAAAGCTGATATTGCTGCAGGTAAGAATAGAGCTAATGTTTCAGATGAAACTATTGATAGACATGCTGCTTCTTACGCGCAAATGTTGGAAGACATTAAGTCTGAGGGTATGACTGAGTATGTTTCTAATGTTAAACCTACAGTAGATGTTATAGAATTAGAACCAGGTCTTGATTATATGCCAAAAGCTTTAACTGTAGAGGAACAAAAACAGTTCTTTGAGTTTGGTAAAGATGTACTTGAGAAAAATGGTTATAATCCTTTCCCTGCTTATGTGATGGCTTCTGCTGGACAAATGGAATGGAGTCCTTTATTTGTAGTGGATAAAGAAGGTAAAGGTGTAGATAGAAATGGTCCTTATAATGAGTCTATTATATCAATCAAGAAAAGTCTTGGTGGTCAAGATAGTAAAGATAAGAGATGGAACTACAATTATTACTTAAGTAACTTTGATGGTACGCCTATCATGCCTATTCCCTATAATATCATTAGCATATTGGAAAAGATTACAGGTCAGGATATGTCAGATTATGATACAGTACTTATTAACTTGTACCCTATTGGTAGAACACTAGGTTGGCATCAAGATACTACTGAAGACTATAGAACTTTAGATAGAGATATTATCTCCGTATCCATTGGTGCTAATGCAGACTTTACTTATAATAATGCTAAAGGAATTGTATATGCGCCTAAACCTGGTACAAAAACATCAGGAACACAAACATTGTCAAGCGGTGATGTGATGGTATTTGGTGGTGAATCAAGACTAGTTCAACATACTGTAACTAATGTACAAGGAACAACTAATTTAGGCCAGATTAATCTTAACAATTCTAATGTCAACAAATACTTTAACGGAGGTTTGATGTTAGATAACTGGAGAATGAACTTTACCTTTAGAGTAGCCGCTGCAGAAAATAATAATGGTAAGAGATCTCTTGAAGAAGTGCAACAAGCGCCTGTAGCACCGGGAACACAGCTTACATTATTTGATGAAAACGCGCCTGAAGGACTACCTCCGTCTAAAAGATCTAGTAAAAAGTGTAATAATTAGTATATTTATAATATAAAATAAGTGAGATGCCTTGTAGAATTAAGATAAAGGAGAACCTTGAAGGAGAAGTATATGACTTGGCAAGACCAGGTACATATGGTACTGCTAAACAAGCAAGGGATCTAGCTGTGCGCATTAATCAAATGTACAATGACAGTGTTGTAAGATTTACAAGATCTGAAGCTGACATACTTAATATTGATGTCACAATTCCAGACTCTTTAATTGATAGATACTTTGCTAATGAGTTAAGACTTGAAGAAGAGGAGGCAAGACATGCTCTAAGAGCGGATGCTGTAAGAGCAGGAGTTGATTATTCAGATGATTACCTAAAGCAGAATGAAGTAGATGACTATGACTTAGATATTGCTAAGCAGTTTGAACTTTCTGTAAAGGGTTCTCAAAGAGCAAGAGCTAATGAGATTGCTTTCAAGTTAGGTGAGAAGTTTAGAGTAGCCTTTGACATGGAGTATCAGCAAGTATCAGCTGACTATGCTTATGAGTTACTTAAGGATACTAAGACACCGTATAACGGTGAACCGGCATTCTACTTTAACAACATAGTGTACTTTGTAGATGATAACTTTAATGTTGAGAACCTATTTCACGAGTACTCTCACCCTTTCTTACAAGCAATAAGAAGAGATAACCCTGTTTTATTTGAGAAGTTGTTTGCCCAGTTGTCTGCTACATTTGCAGGTGACCGTATTATTGCTGACTTAGTAAATGAGCAGAAACAAAAGGTAGAGTCTAAGAGACTTACCGGTGATAGACTAAAAGAAGAAGCTCTTGTCCGTGCCATGGAGTACAGTGCCATGAAGAAGATTGACAAGGTTACTGAATCAGACAGTGCGTTCAAAGCATTTATGACTAATCTTCTATATGCTATCAAAAAGATTATCCAAAAGCTTGTAGGTAGAACAGACTTAAGCAAGTTGAGTGCTAATACAACTTTGGATGAGCTTGTTGACATGATGTTGACTAAAGAGTTCAAGATTGAAACCCAGGCGCTGAAGAATTCTGATGTGGCTGAGTTTGCTAGAAACGCTAAGACAGACATAGAAAAGCTAGTAGAAGAATTAAAAAATACTGATGCTCAAGATTTCATTGACACCTTTAATAAGTTCTATACAGGGATTGACTATCAGCTAAAGCAGTTAGAGAAAACACCAAAGGATGTACAGAGAATGCTGCAGAAAGGTCAAGAGGATGGAAGCATTGATGGTAGAAGACTGTTGCGCAATGTAAAAAACTACATGAGCAAAGGTCAGACTGTATATACTAACCTTTCTGATATTAATCCTGAAGATTTAATTGAAGCAATTAGAGCTCAAGAAAAAGAGTTCAACAAGCGCGCAATCAACATGATCAAGAGTATCAATGAGATTGAAGTATTTGCCCGCAGGATTCAGACTATAGTAAAAGACATGCGTACCAAGAAGATACATCTTAAACCGGATGGTATGGCTGTGGTAGATTACTATATCTCATTCATGGAAGAACAGCAACGTTTTATTGATGACATTCTAAAAACACTTAAGCTAGATGAGGAAACTTTATTTACTAAGAAGCTATTATCTATTGAGCGTGTAATTAAGAACTCTTTGGGTGATGCATCTAAGTTGAGATTTGACGGAATGGTTAACTGGTTTACTGAAAACGCTGACTTAGTGAATGAATCTATTCAAGGTAAGCTTGAGACTAAGTTGATGTTGATACTGTCTCCGCAAGGTTTTACTGAACAAGAAATAACAGACTATATTACTAAGCTAAAAACAAGAGGTAACTTAGATAAGTTTTCAAAAGCAGATATTGATTTAGGAAGACCTGTAACAAGTGACACATACATAGCAGAAGCAGTAAGAAACTTTGGAAAGAAATATATTACCGCAGAGAGTATTGCTAGAATGCTTAAGGGAGAAGGTGGTGATATAAATACTATTAGTGCTAACATCTTGTCCTATACAAATATCAATGACCAAATGGGTATTTTCTATAGAGAGATGAAGAATGAGTTGTCTAATGCTGCAGCTAAGTCTCATGAACAGGAAATAGAATTGATAAAGGCTATTCTTCCTCATCTTAATGCTCTAGGGTATAACCCTAATAAAACCCACATGCTTGCAGACTTGATGACATTTGTTGATACTATTGCTGTTGTAGAAGACGGTGAATTAAAACGGATGCAAATTAGATCTGTGCTAGATAAATTTATTAATTGGCGTGCGGATAAGGGGGAACTGGAATATGCTTTGGAAGAAGCTAGAGAAAAGAAGGATAGAGCTGCAATTAAGAAAGCCATGCAGGATCTATGGAACTTCCATAATACTTACATGAATAGACAATACAAGGATGAAGTCTATAATGTTCAGAATATATGGAGACAAACCAATACTGTATATGACCCTGTGACTAAGACTGATTTAGTAGTGTCCGCAGATGAATCTACAGAGGCATATCTTGAAAGACAAGAGGCACTTGACCAAATGAGTCTCTATAGTTCTACAAGTGTGTTTACTGAATTGGATGACCTCTATGAAGAACCAGAATCTAAAGAAGCGCGCAGAGAGTATCAGCAGTTATATGAAGTCTATGATTCTTTTGGTGTACCAAAGTCTGAAGAGGAAAGAAAAAAAGTTCTAGTACGTCAGTTGTACAGAAAAGAATCTAAGAAGTTCTATGAGCCAAAGGTTAACTATGACCAGTTCCAGAGAGACTTTGACAACTTTGTACTTACAGAACTTGCATCTGAGGGTATTGATATGGATGATGTGGACTTTGACAAGTACATTCAAAAGTTCATTGACAAGAATACACGTTTGGCTTATTCTGATAAGTACTATGAAGACCTTGAGAAGATCTTTGATACTATTAGAACTCTTACAGAAAAGGCTAAAAACAATACTGTATCTCTACAACTTGCAACTCTGTATAAGCAAAGAGCTATTCTAGTTAATGTGGTTACAGATAAGAACGGTACTCCTGATGGTATTGAACTCAACCCTGCTCAAAGAAAGAAGTTACTAGAAATAGAAAAAGAAATTGTAGAGCTTCAGGAAAAGTATGACAGACAAACCGGTATCAGTAAAGAAGATATGGCTTGGATGGCTAATATAGAAAAGCAAATCAAGCTAAATAAAACTATTGATCCTGTAGATATGGAAAAGTACAAGACACTTTTCAATATCAAAAATGACTTGGGTCTCAGCAAACAAGAGAATGCTGACTTGAGAGCTGCCTTTGCTGAGCTTTCTGACTTGAGAGAGACAACTGCTACTGATGCTTATACTGCTGCATTTGATAATACTATAGGAGATGCAACAGCAATCCTAGAAGAGAAAGGAATGCTTGAGGCAAAAGACTTTCCAGGTGGTAATATTGTACAGTTAACGAGAGAGAATGCTGATGAGTGGATTAATTCACCTATCATAAAAAAGGTAATGGCAGTAAACCCAGAGTTTGCTACATGGTTTAAAGCTAACCACTACCTGAAGCCTTCATATGACCAAGCTACAAATTCATACATACCAAAGTACGTTAGAATAAAAGCATGGAGTGTTACAAGACCGGTTGATCCCGAGCACTATCAGATGACTGATCTCATTAACCCTATTACTAAAAAACCAATCAGAGTTCAAGGTGTACCTGTAGGTAAATATTCTTACCGTAGTATTAAAGATGAGTACCGTACTATACCTAGAAATGCTAACCGTGATAGTTATGTAGGTACCATCATTGACAACCAAGGAAACTATTTGCCTAAAGTAGTTCCTATTGGTAGCCCTAATGATAAGTACATGAACAAAGAGTACTTTGAATTAATGAAGAATCCTAACTCTGCAAGATTTAAGTTGATTGAGGAGTACAAGAAGCAGTATCTTAAGATACAAAAGGATAGACCATACAGCTCTAAGATGTATCTTGATACACCAAGAATGCGTATCAATGAGAACATGGAATATATGCAATCTGGTAATGCAAGAAATGATGCCTATACTAAGTTGGAGCAACTTAAACAAGGTGCAACTTCTCTATTTAAATCTACTACGGATGACCGTGAGTTTGGTTTGAATGCTGATGTTTCTACTCAATTGATTGCTACTGATATCAACGGTAAACCTATTACCCGTATACCAGTAAGAGGTATGTATAAACTACAGCTTTCTGAAACTACAACAGATATACTTGGGTCAACAAGTACTTACTTGTATTCATTGAATGAACAAGAAGCATTGATTAAGAATGAGCCATTAGGAAAAGCTATTCTTAAAATCCTGAGTGATCCTGAGAATGGATTGAAGGACATGAGCAAAGTGAGCCGTGATATCCAGAAGACCAGAGGTGAGGAAGTATTCTTGCCAGCTGCTACTAAGACATATCAAAGACTAAAAGCTAATCAATACTACATAGAAAGATTATTCTATGGACAAGCTGCATCTGACTTCCAACAAAACAACCCTGCGCTTACTAAGGTTATCAAAGCTCTCATGAGTAAAGCAAGTGGTTCATTCATCAACTTGGATATACAGTCTGCATTGAAGAACCGCTATGGTATGACATTCCAGAAGATGGTAGAAGCTGCCGGTGGACAGTATATCAGCTACCAATCTATGGCGCGTGGTAAACTTAAAGCTTTCAAAGCTACAGTAGAGTTATCTTCTAAAGGTATTTACTATAAGGCAATGGGACCTAAGAGTTTACTTATCCAAATGATTGAAAGATTTGACCCGGTAACAGGGAAAACAAAGCAAGACTTTGGTAAATCTAACTCTAGAACTTTCATAAAGGATATGCTTGACATGACCTTCTTGTTAGATGGTAGAAAGCTATTGGAATTCAACAGTGGTTTGGAAATCTTCTTTGGTATGATGGAGCACAAACAAATTCCAATTACAAGAGCAGATGGGAAAGTAGAAAAGATCCGCTACGTTGATGCTTGGGAACTTGGTGATGACCAGATTATCAGACTTAAAGAAGGTATTGATCCTGAGTGGGATCAAAAACCTATCTCTCATGAGTATGATGGTACTGAAACTCTAGATGAAATTGCTAAGAAATACTCAACTACAGTAGAAGCAATTAAAACTAAGAACAAAATCAAAAGCGCTAGTGAGTTAGAACCAGGGGACAAGATTGTAATCTCTACTGCTAAGTTATTTAATGACTTCAAATTAAAGATTCAAGGTACAGGGAAAAGACTCAACGGTATGATAGCTGAGGAAGATAACCCTCAAGCTAACCAGTATATCCTCTATAACCTATTCTCCTTCTATAAGAAGTTTGCTCTACCTATGTTCCTTAACAGATTCCAAACGGATTTGTCTAAAGAGAACAGATGGGGTGAAGTCTATGACTGGGATATGGGAACAACAACCAAAGGATACTATATCACAGGTATACAGTCAATCATTAAATTGATTAGAAATTTCAAAGAAGCATACCCTGCTATGGATGTAGAAGAAAAGACTGCAATCAAAAAGATGGCTTCTGAATCTCTTATGTTGTTAGCTATGGCTCTTGTGGGTATGTTCTTGTTTGGATATGATCCAGGTGATGAAGATAGATTTAATAAACTCAAAGCTATGGAAGAAAGATATGGTGCTTTAGGTTGGTTATCAAATGAAGCATTGTACCTATTAATCATGACTAAGAGAGAGAACCAGATGTTCATTCCATTACCGGGTATAGGATTTGATGAGTGGCTTAGTCTTACAGACAGTACTTCAATTGCAACAGGACCAACATTAGAACTCTATTCTAAACTGTTCATGGATATTATATACTGGGTAAGTGGAAGTGAGAAAGCAAGATACAAACAAGATGTAGGACCATATGCTTGGCAGACAGAAGGTAGTCTTAAACTATGGAATCACTTTGCAAGTGTATGGGGTATCAAAGGTAAGAACGTAGCACCAATCTGGGCAATTAAGAAAGCGGAAGCGTTTGACGCACTCAATTAAAAAAAAAGGGGAGAACAGCCGTAGCCATTCCCCCCTTTAGGTGTAATCCCTGCATTCTTTATTACAGGATCATAAGAAGAATTGGTTAGAGTCACCCTCTTCCTCATCTTCAAAGTTCAAATCAAAATCAAATTCAGTTGTAGTCTCAGTATTATCTACTGAGAACTTAACTCTTTCTGGTGCTACTGGAACTAACATCTGTTCCATAATAGCATCTTCTTCTTCATCAGTAATAAAATCATCTATTACTACCGGTGCTTCAAAAGTATTACCTGCAGGATCAGTGTATTCAACTACATCTGGTTCAGGTTCACCTTCAATCTCAGCTACACGTTCAACATACTCTTGATCTGACTCAATGTGAATTACTATTTCCTCAGATGTTTCTCCTGTAAGCTCAGCAATCTGATCTAGGATATTAGTCTGATTAGGAATAGCATTTAATGGATCTATCATAGGTACAGTAATCTCTACAGCTGGTGTGATAGGAGCTACAAGAACTTGACCTAAGTTGAACTCATTGCTAATGAACCAGTGTAGCATGCGTTGATCTTCCATCCATGTTCTTGGGTGAGACTGTTGCAATGCTACGGTAGCATGGTTATAGAAAGACCACAATGTATCTTTACCTCCGTTATAGAAAAAGCTTGGCTTATCCATCTGCTGGCGGATAATACTTGCTTGCTCAGTAGTCAAGATTTCATACTCTGCAAAGAGTACACCTAGAATCTCAGCTTGTCTTCTTGAACTAATAGATACTACTTTCATAGCATCTTTATCAGCAACTAGGTTATCATAGTACATCTGCGCATTAGTCAGGTGAGTCTGCATCATTGCAATTGTATCAGCATCTGCAGTACCAGTATGCTTTCTTGCATATGTACCAATCTCACCACATAACATGACGGTTTGATTAGCGTGCACATAACCACCTACTGCACATTTAAATCTTATTTGTTTATTATAACTGTTTGTCCATGCAAACATAAGGGACATCTCTGGGTCTGAATTGTAATTCAGCTGGTAGATACCTTGAGCAATTTGCCCATCATGGGTTGCTCTATACTCTTCACTTTGTACAGTGAAACCCATTGCAGCAATCTCTGCAAGGGCATAATCCATAATTGATTTGTGAGAAATAACTGTGTACGTAGCAGCGTGAACTGGCAACGGAACAGCTTCCAGAGTAGCTCTGGTGATGTCTTGAATTTTTCTTGGCATTAGAATAAACTTAATTGGTTTACATTTGGTTCTAGATTATAAATCTCCTTCATAATCTTTTCTAGATAGTAATCATAATTCAAATCATAGTCTTCAATATTCTTCTCTACATAGTCAATGAACAGAGTCTGCATATACTTACCGGCTTCAGTCTGTGTATCACGACCATCAGTAAAGTTATATTTCATTATCTTACTGCCCTTATTAGACATGTAATATCTAATAGTGTTTTGTACAGGTAATTCTACATAACTACCACCCACAGTAGGAGCAGTACGGCTAAACGCACCTTCAGTTGTTATACCAGTATTGGCTTCTTTATAAGCAGAATCACTTCTTACCCAGTTATCATCTGACCAAGACTCTTCCCAACCATTAGCAAGTAGATACTCTTTTTTCTGTTCAAGAGTATACTTTGCATATTCAGGATCTATTTCAGGTTTAAGAAACTTCTCAATAAACTTCCAATCACCTTTAATTTTCTTACCTGCACAAAAGTCAAATATGTTAGTTTGGGAATATATGAACTCTCTAGGGTCAATACCGTGGACAAAGTAATAGAAGATGCCTTTGGGAATTACCAAGTGACTCTTATTCTTATGCAGAGCCAAGTCAGCAAACTCAAATCTACCTTTACACTTTACAGCGCTATACTCATACACGCTAGGCATAATTTTGACAGTAGGATAATGCGGGAAGTCTTGTCTTATTCCAAGTATAGTATCATAATCAACACGCTTTGGCATGTTTACGGCAATGTAGTTATTTACATCACCTAAGATTATCTTGTCATACTTGTCATGCTCCAACTGAAGCTTGGTTATATCTTCCCACTGTTTACAGATTTCATAATACTTCTCTTCATACTCTCTTGGAATCATAGTCTCTAGACCATCAGTATTCTGCATCAAGGGTACAGCACCCGGTATACCTTCCGCTAGCATCTCATATAGCATAGCCAAACTCAACTGACCATTAATAGTGATACGCATAGTGAATTCAGGATCATACAGGAAACTGTTAGCATCATTACTCAAACCATAGGTTGAGTTAAGGATGATCTTGTATACATAGTTTCTGACATCTTTCTTACTGATCTTTTTTCTTTCATCAAAGAACCATTCATACTGTTCACAGAACTCTTTCTTGGGTAAATGCGCAGGAGCCCAGCCATTTCTAATTGCTAAGTTGGGATAATAACTGACAACATCTGAAGTCATGATAACCATATCTGCATTAGACTTGTAGACTCTACTTGCCCTGGCGCCATGAATACCACCCAAACCAAAGTCAGTCTTCACTCCTTTGTATTGGATAGAATATTTAAATCCACCTTTAGTTTCTTCTGGAAATACTATGGCTTCATTAAACTTACTAAGAAGCTTCTGAAAGGTTGCAGTGTTGAACTTTATATAATCTAGTATGATATCCTTGACTATAATCTGCTCACGCTTTGTTCTAAGCTGTTTAAGCTCATACTTTTTTATTCCAGTCTTCTGACTAAGGAAATGTAAGAATAACTCTTTAGAAATCCTTGGTTCAGATGCAGAGAACAAATTAATGTTGTACTCATCCGTGAGACTCTTGCGCAGCTCAATCTGCTTCTTACTCAGTTGCATGATAGCCTTGGTAGACTTAACATCATTCTTACAATAGTGAATCACTTCTTCTATCTGCTCAAATGTAGTAATCTCAGAACTATGGTGTATGGGCATATCAACAATGTTGTGCCAATCCATGGTGTACTGAATCCACTTCAGGCTTGATCTTTTAGCCGGGTTATCCCAGTGATTCAACTTGAATACATCTACCTGATTAATCTGGATGTCCTTTGGACTAAACTCCAGAAAGTTACCTTCATCTTGACTCTGTATAATATTCTGTGCTTTGCCATATAGCCATTCAGCTATCTCACATCCACCCATTTCTCTGAGCTGATCAGAGTTACGCAGAATATACTCAGTAATCTGACTGTCAAATCCGAGACCATTGAAACTAACATGCCACTCATCAAGAGTAATGTTTCTTTCTAAGAACTCTATAAGAGCATCTATGTCATTCTGCAAATCATGTACAATGAATACTTCAGTGTCTTCAGACTTTACGCTTTCAAATACGGCTATGAAACAATTACTCAAAGTCTCATAGTCCATTACCCAATGTGTTCTCATACTCAAATTTTATACATAAGAAAAGGGGAGATAGAACTTGACAACTACCTCCCCTCATCAACTGCCTGACAGGGCTTATTTTTTGGCTTCTAGGAATGATTTCCAATCCATGTCTTTCTGGTTAATTGCAAAGAACTCTACCAAAGACTTAATAGCATCTACATCTTCAATATAGTACTCTTGGAAAGTCTCAATAGTTTTTCTTTCTTCCTTAACCGTTCTACCGTTAGCTCTTTTAGTTTTCAGTGGAGACGGGTCCCCGTTCTCATCAAGCTTAGGCAACATATGCAATGTTGTCTTGCTTAATTTACTGATAATTACAAATACCTTGGTAGCTGGATCATAAATACATTCTACATAAGGACAGTCTTCAGTGACAGGGATTAATCTAAATGTTTCCCCTTCATTCCACGAAGACTTGACAACGTACATGTTGCCGCCAATAACTCTACTCATACTGTTGGTTGTTTTTAATTGTTACAAATTAACCTAGAATTTTCTTGTTTTCCAAATTGCTAACTGTTGCTGTGAGATTTTCCTTCTCTAGGTCTGGTTTACTACATAGTTCACCAACACTTCTTAAGAATGATTCATCTACACCAAGTAAACTTGCATACAAGCTAAAGAATCTTTCCGGGAAAAGATAACTTTCCATGTAGGTGTAGCTACCATTTGTTTTGTCAAAGTGATTTAAAATTTTGCGCTTTATTTGCGGGTCCATTTGGCTGTACTTGCCATCCGCCATCTTCTGATAATCATCTTTCAAATCATTATAATCAAATGTCAAGATATTTTGAGTCTCATTCAGTTCTACATAATCACATAATCTCTCATGCTTTAGTATTACTGTCTTCTCAAAGTTCTTGTGCACTTGATCCGTTCTTTTTGGATAGATTGCAATCAGCTTTATATCCTCGGGAGTTAAGTAACCATCCCAAGACAAATATGTCTGTTCAGGAACTACTGGACTACCTAATTTAATTCCAAGGAGCGGATATAAAAACACCTTGGACTTTTGAAAATAGCTCTTATAAAGCGCATCAATTGCCATAAATTCTACAATTTTACATTACCAATAGCTAACTCATATGGTAAAGTATAATCTCTGTTCTCATAATGATAATTCAACACATTAAGTAGACCAGAGAAATCCTCCATCCATATTGCTAGCGTTTCATCTGAAACCTGGAATGGATAAACCTGATTATACTTATCTATTACAATAAATGTAAACACAATTTTCCATTCATTAGCATCCTCTTTTTGTTTGATTAGATTGTTGAACCCCATGATACAATAGATTGCCGCCTGAACATCATAGCGGTAGAACTCTACAGTACTAGGGAAGCTTTGAATGGATTTGTTGGTTGTCTTAAGGTCATTGATAAAGATAGTCTTGGTGTTTTCATCCACCACTATGTTATCAGCAAAACCTTTCAGACCAAACTTGAAATCAATGAGTTCTGTTTTGAGTGATACTTCATTGTAAACAGTTACGCCATTAGAGTTATCATGACCTAATTGTAGAAGCCCCATTACCCTGTCATCTGCTTTGAGGCTAATTAATGATTCTTCTGCCTTTGACTTTACAGAAGCATCAATAACTGTCTTTGATTCTTTGATTTTTAGAAATGTGAAATACTCTTTGTTGTTATCTGTAAGTATCTTGTCAAGTCTCTGCGTATCCGTCTTGAGTGATTGGTAGAGATTATTTACGAGTAACTGATTGAGTATATCTGTAGGGAAGTCTTCCAAAGTTAATGTTTCATTTTGTAATGGCAAGTAATTGTGATAGAAAATATGTTCTAAAATTGTCTTGTTGCTATCTGTGGGAATCTTCCCCGGTAGCATTACAAACTGATCATCAAATTTATCTGGTTCCAGTAACAGACAGTGCAGAGCCCTACCTGCAATGAGGTGGGCATCTGTACTATCTTCTTTCTGGTTGAGAATGTAATGGTTGTAGAACCATCTTGGGGATTGTAAAAGCTTATTTATTCCTGAGTAGCTAAAATAAAACTTCTCATTATAGAACCGGGTTAAGTCCGAGTTCAGGGAGTCCAGGCTCAATGACATCTTCTTTTTTATTTGGTGTAAATATTTCTACTCTTTTGACTAATTGCTTCTCAAGTATCTGAGATATCTCATCACTGAAAGTTACAGCTTGTACTTTAAAGTAGGTACTGCTAGAATAATTTGATATTTCTTCATAATAATGCTTAAGCAATATACTCATGTTCTCTATAGTAACGGCTTCTTTCCTAAGCAGAATCTTGACAATATCATCTTTGTATATTGAACTTGGATGAATATCTAGATATGCACAGAGACCTTTGAAGTTAACATGATTTCTACTTCTTTGATTAGAAATTGGTATACCATATTTTTCAAACAAAATAAGAAGATAGACAAGACTATCAAAGTAATTTGAGTTAGCCATGATTTCCATAGCCAACACAGCATTATCTTGATCATTACTTATAAACATATCAGAGAGAGTCTTGAACATAGTTTCATCTATAGTAACTGCATCAGTACCATTAATATACTTCAGAAGACTATCTTCAAAGTAAAGGTCTCTTGTACTTAGATCCTTGTACACTTCTTTATAGTCATCTTTGATGTAATGGAAAGATGAGCTACTCCTATAATCTTGGTCTTTAATTTGACCTGGGATAAAAGCATACTGTGTTAGTAGTCTAATATCACTCCAGTCATTTATTACCACGTATTCATTAGTATAAAACTCTAGAGCTGTATTAACCTTATCAACATAATACTGGTCAATGTTTATATCAACCTGTAAGGTATTAATGAAGTTTTTGAATGCTTCCGTTTTAATTCTATACAACCATGTATAGTCAGACATCACATCAGCAGTCTTTCTACCAATAATTACTTTGTCAGCTTGATCTATGTCTCTTACAGTTTTTACTCCAAACTCATTATAGATATTCTTCATCTTTACTCTTGGAATAGTTACTCCCGCAGCAAGATATAGTTTATCTTTTTGTTGAAGATCAACATCTGCAGCAACATTTTCAAACTTAAATTGACTACCAAATTCACCCTCAAGGGCTTCAATTTTTAGGTCAACTTTAAAATCTTTTAAGCGAGCTGTATCCATGAAATCTCTATTGAGAATATCAAAATCAAATTTTAAATATGTTTCCATGCTTTGATTAAATTAGATAAGGCAGGAATTACCCTGCCCTATCATTGTTTTAGAATAGTAAGAAGTTCCTTTGGAGGGGAACTGTTTTACACTTGTTTTACTTGACAGCCATCTTCACTACCTGTGCATTCATCATTAGTTTTTGCCATTTGGTCTTATTTCCATTGACAATCTCTTTAACCATAAAATACTTTAAGTCATCAGAGAATGAATCACAGTCTGTAAGTAGTCTAATCATACGGTTAACCATTGCATCTGGAACAGATTTCTCTTGTGCATGCACTAGACAATAGTTAATAATACGAGTAGCCATTACACTAGAAATATCTGCACGGAAATTATCTCCTGCGCCAATCACAGAGTTCAAAGCACCAATAACATAAGACTCACTAGCATTAGTAAGAACCTCATGTGGCGGAATAATCTTATCCATCTGATTATTGATAAACATAGTGAATAGAGAAGATACCTCTGGACCTACTGAACCTTCACCAATCATTTGGATAACCGGTAGCTCATCTTCAAACTTTACAATAGAGCTAATAGAGTTAAAGAAAGTAGTAATAGCTCTTGGATTAACAGAAGTAGTTACTACCTCTGGATTCATCAACAAGAAGTTAATACATCTACCGTCAATACCAACTGATTCTGCCCAACGAGCCCATACAGAAGCATCAAACTTTACCTCAGTAGAGATAAATCTGGTCTTCTGAGCTATGTCAAGAGAAGTAACGTTATAGTCACCATTGTCCGGATTGGTAGTCAATACAATATGCCAGTTCTTTGGTAGCTTCCATGAGATATACTCTTGCCGGTCAATTAACTCCATAGTGGCTTGCATAAATCTTTGGTCAGCACGAGTATAGTCATCCAAGATTAGGAAACCACCCTCTTGTTGTCCCTGAATCCATTCAGGAGCAGCATGTGACATTCTACTTTGACTTGTAGGTCTAAATCCACCTTTGACATATGTCTCAAGCAAAGTTTCTTGAACCCATTTCTTAGCACCGTCTTTGTTCTCAACTTCAAACTCTTTGAATGGAAAACCAACCAAGTCACCCAACTCCTCAATCTGACTCAAGTTAAGCTTAATAACAGCCATGTTCATCTCTTTAGCCAACTGCATTAGAGATGATGTCTTACCAAGACCAGCATCACCCTCAATATTTACAGCTACAGGAACTTTGCCCTGAGCTTGAATGAACTGGTTATTCTTAACCATATGTCCCAAAAACGCCTTTAATTCATCAATGTTTAATTGTACTTGTGCCATTTTTTCTTTTTTTAGAGTTCTAACTTAATCACTTTGCCAGGAAGGCTATCATTCATACTTGATCTTTCAGACAGCACCCATAGTACAGGTGCTTTTGGTTGAACATTAGTCCAACATTCACCATCTGTGAAATATACAAGACTTGTATACTTTCTAAGATTGGCGTTATAATATTCTAGGACGGGATCAAATTCAGTCCCACCTCTTCCATGAACTACAAGATCTTTCTTAGGATCAAATGGTTCAATGGATTTAATAGATGTATCACACTGTATGATGGTTACATCTACACCACACTTATGAATGTGATAAATCTCACTCATAAACTCTTTAAGTTCATTGTCACTTACAGAACCTGAAGTATCTATAGCCAACAGCATGTGTTGTCTCATCTTAATCTTCAGACCTGGATTGTCAGAATATCTTCTATTCTCTTTTCTTCTAAGCTTCTTAGTAAAGATCTTAGTAGATGTACCTGTAAATCTTCTTACATAACCACGCCAATCAAACTTTGGCTTTTCCAATTGTTGGAGTTTCTCAAGTAGCTGTTGGATGTTACCCGGTACAGTACCTCTCTTCTTTACAGTTTGTTCTGCGGCTTCAGTAAGAATTCTTTGAACTTGCTGTTCAATTAGTTTCTGCTCTGCCTCAGACAAATCTTCAAACTCTTCCCATGTACCATGTTCTGGAACTTGAACTTCACCTTCAGCACCATTACCACCCAATTGAATAGTAATAGTACCTTGACCTTGTTCTACACCATCAAGTAGTTTATCCATGTTGGGAGAACCACAAGTACCATTCTGTTTCTTATCTTCTTTGGCTTCTTTAAGCTGTTCATAGTAATACCTACAGCCTGCCATTCTTTCAAGATTCAACTCAGGATAGTCATCAATGTTGATACCACCTTCAGGAAGATAATCTTTGTCAATATACTGATTGATCTCCATGTCCATAGCTATATTAGCCAACTTATGGTCAGGGAACTTAAAATACTGTGTCAGGTGGAAGAAAGCAATATGCAATAGCTCATGCTTTAGTAAACCTACACGATGATTCTCTGGTAAGTTACTCCAGAAATCTTCATTGATAGCAAGCTGATAGTTAATACCATTCTTGCTTACACCTGCTGTTGGAACTCTATTAGTCCAAATCTTGTTGAGCATGATAAGAAAGAAACCATAAAACGGCTCTTTCCACATCAACTCTTTGCTGGCTTTACCCAGTTGATCATGTTTACTCATCTTTCAACTTTATATTGATGTCTAATTTGTCTACGGGGTACCCCATAGTATCTAACATTGATGCGAGTTGCTTCACATGTCTTTCCAAAAACATGCTTACAATCTCATTTTTATTCTTGTTCTCAATCATGATAGCCAATGCCTTAGCATATGTCAGCGGTTGTTCCATGTCAAAGTGCTTCTTTAACTGCTTATATGCAGTCGGTGAGTGCTCTTCCCATTGAGACTTGTCTGGCTTACCAAACTTATACAGATACGCTAAATACCCAATTTCATCCTTCTTAAACTTGTATGCATTGATTGCCTGGAATGCTACATATGCATTGTCTTTGTCTTCAGAGGTCAACATGTTTAGAAGTGTCTCTGCTTCTTGCTTGTTTAAATTCATCAGTCTTCAATTTTTAACGTTTTAATCATCCATTCTGTGGGCTTATTAATGTTGTCAACCCACTCTTTTGCCGTAGGAATATAGCCGTTGCAGTCTTCTTTGACATGCTGTTCACCTATATACCTTGTATATACTTTCTTTCCATTAGAGTTAATAATGTATGGACCAAAGATTCTTTCACATTCAAAGATACCTTCACTGTGGTGTCTGAACATTCTGTGTTTAGAATGCGCAATCCAACTCTTAGTCTCATCAAACCATTCATGAATCTTTTGATAATCCTCCGGCAAACCACCAAACTTTCTAGCTGATGATTTAGCATGCTCACAAGGATGTGCCATTACTCTTTAGTTTCACTTAGCAAATCACCTTCATGAGTGTAATCTTCAGTATGAGTAATGTAAATGCTATTGTTGATTTTATACTTACCAGAAGGTACAAGTATACTTACTTTACCATAACCCCCATCATTATTCCACCAATCTTCAATACCATCTAGAATATACTGAGATAGAAAGTCATTAAGATCATCATTCATACTATAACTTAAAGCACGCAGATACTTAGCATTTGGACTATATGTATCTATTGAATCAATCTGATCAATTGCAATCTCATCATCTTCATCTAATTTGTCTGTGGTATATACTATATCATCAATAGCACCTGAATCTCCACCACCTGAATAAGTTACTAAAAGTCCGGTCACGCCTTCATTGGCCAACTTAACTAAGAGGCCTGTCATTTCTAATTCTGTCATAGTTATCTTGAAATTATGTGATTTACTACTCTTTCCCAATAGTCCCAATGAACCATAGGAGCAAGAGCTTTAGCAGCATGAGCAGAGTTCAATGCTTCTGTCTTTGCTTTTTCTGGGCCGTGAAGTTTTAGAGAGTTCTTATAGATCTCTTCAGCCTTTTCTTTTGAACGCATATTACTTTGTTTTGTAAAACCTACCTAAGATATTCCCGTTTAGGAATTCTTCTTTCTCAAGTACCTCATATTGGAATAAGTACTTTGTTTCCTGATATGTAAGCTCTGTAGCTGAATGGCAAATAGTTAAGATTTCACGGTGAATAACCGTATTCTTTTTGTGAGCCTCTTGTAAAACCTTATTACTGCTATAGTATTGCTTGTAATTCAGTTTAGTCTCCTTTGTGTACTTCTTAACTCTTTGGTCTGTTAAAGCTGCCAAAGCCTTTTTACCCATCTTCTTTTTGGTGACGGAGTAAAAGTTCTTCTTACCAATATACCTTACACACTTACCATCTATAATGGCAGTCATCATGTATATGAAGCCTACAGCTCCTTCAGGAATCATTGAGTCTTTGAACTCAACGTTTTTGTATATCCAACTCATTTAATAAAGATAATAATTTTTCTTTGACTTTAATAAGACCATGAGCCTTAACTGAATCAGATAAATCCTTCTCCATATCAAGCACTACATAGCTAACACCATAGTTTTCCTGATACTTCTTGGCAGCTGCAATACCCGGTTCATCATTGTCAAACAAGACAATTACTTTCTTAAACCTTTGCTTCAATATATGCATACCAGTTTTAGTAATCATACTGTTCTCACTGTCCGGAGCAATTGACTGATAGCCTACTAGTCCAAGTTTTCTGAATGCCATTAAGTCTTTGAGAGATGAGGTAATAATCAAAGCATCACAACTACTAGATGTTAACTGATCAGAACCCTGTGTGTAATTCTCAACCTTGATAAACTTCTTCTCTGGATTCTTGGGCATATAGATCTTGTACAAAGAGCCATCATTCCTGAAATAACCATAAACATACTTTCTATTGAATTTAACAGACTTGATACTACCATCTAGTTCTGTCTTCTCCATAGTAAAGAACTCTAGCGGAGATACATTATAGTGCTCTAATAACTTAGAACCTATCTTGTAACTCATCCAATAAGCCTCATCAAGGTTAGTCCAGTGTCTGATTTCATAGTCAGTGACTTTGTACTTGTCATGAAACTGATGCTCTACAGTTACAGAGATGTTATTATCCTTGACATAGGCAGCATAATCTGTGACAATTCTATTCACCGTGTTGGCAAATGTCCCAAGATTAAACAAGCAGGTTACCAAATGAATTGCATCACCCTGATGACCTGAAGAAAAATCCTTGAACTTGTACTGTGCATTGACTGTGTCAAAGTAAATAAACATTGACGGTACCTTATCACTTGAGTTGAATGCAGATAGGATCTTTACATCCTGACCGGTGAGTCTTTCTTTGAGATTTAAATAATACTCAAATATCCATTCTCTTGGCACGTCTTCTATGCCCCCAATAATTGTTTTTGTAGATATCATAACGTGTAAATTTAATAGAAAAGGGGGAACCGTATGACTCCCCCTTAACTATAAGCTGTTATGCTTAGTCAAGACTGAAGTCAGAAGATGATCTTGTTGGAATATCCAAATCATCATCACCGAAATCCTTTACAGGTTTTACTTCTAGTTTCTTAAGGTGGTCTGCCTCATTGTAAGGGATAACTTTAGAACCCTTAGCTGCATAAGCATACCCATCTTTAGAACCTTTTGGTAACCACATATCGTAATTAGTGTAACCAGTTTTACCTTCATACTCTTTACCAGCAACACAGAAGTCAAGATATTTATCTTTGAAAGGAGCATCCTTAGCAAATGCATTAACTAACTCCTCAATTGTGTCATGCTTGTTGTCTTGAGCCAAGAACCAATCATTGATTCCTAGAGTCTTGCACAAATTCTGTAAGAACATCATGATAGATCTATCTCTCTGAATCTTGATACCTGACTTAGTCTCACCATCAGCAAATGCATATTGGCTAGCCTTAACTCTACCAATCTGACCTGCATAGTGACCCTTGCTCTCATCATCTTTGTCAATCATAAATCCTTCAAACCCATCAATAGGCTCAGTCTCCATGTTCATCATGAAGTGCACTGCACCATCAATAAATTTGAATTCTTCCAAATACACGCTGTTAATCTTTAGTGTGTGGTTTCCCGGTGCAAATGTTTTAGGTAGTCCATTACCACCTTCTTTGCCTAAGTCTGTTGTGCTTAATGCCATCTTTCTTTGTTTTATTTGTGTAAAAATACTTTGTCCCACGTTGTATGCAAGACATTGTCAATCATTTCTGTAATTACTATCTCTTCATTTCTGAGATGTTCTGGTCTTGCACCGCAAGTCACTTCATCATTGGTCTTGAATGATAGAATGGTCTTATTACCTTTTCTATACATGTAACCAATAGCATCCGCCTGTGCACAAATCAGGGACTTAATCTTACCTGTCAAATCAATATTGGCAGACATAACTAACTCACCTTTATCATCCACTTGTTTGTCTTTGATGTGACCTGACAAGATAATTGTTGGTGCTAAGCCATCAATAAAGTCCAAGACTTGGAAAAATGCCTGGCGAATATATAAATATCCTGCACCATTTGGCAAATTGATTACAGTATCTCCGTCAAAGTTCTTACCCATAGGCGTCTGCTTATAGAGTTTGATAGCCAATGGCATAATCATTTCCTCTAATGCAGTTACAGTATCTATGGTAACATAATCATACGGTTTTCCTGCCTCCTTGATAGCCTTACCGGCATCTAAGAGCTCTTGTAAATTACTGATCTTGACTTTCATAGCTTCAACATAATCAGTTCCGTTTTCCAAATCAAGAATGAGATTATTCTCAAGACCAGCATACGCTGTGGTTTTACCGGTCTTTGGTTTAGAATAGATAACTATTCTCTTGGGGTTTACTCTCTCCCCTTTAACTTTTGCAGTTGGCAATATTATTCCCATAACTTAAGAATTAATGATGTCATTTAACCACTTCTTGTTGCTCACAGGTTTCTTTAGCATGATTGCTGCAAGGTCTCTAATTGTGACTTGATCCAATGGTGCATCCATGTCCGGGTCCATAATCTCATCAAAGTCTGGGAATTGACCAACTGGCTCTTCAACTGGTTGTTGAACATCAATTTTAATCAGTTCTGAAACAGGGACAAGATATCTGAAGTGACCATTGGCTGCGGGTTCAGTCTTCTCATACTCTTCTTCATAGTGAGGATTAAATCTCCACTTGTAAAGAGTTCTGGTAGGATCTTCAGGATCTAGGTCAATACTTGTGAACTCAGTATAGATATCCTTACCTTTCTTAACTTCACTAAGAAAGAATCCAATGTGTTGCTCTCCCATGCCTTTAGGCACATAAGCACACTTGGGGATAAATACTGGGTTGTCTTCACCTAGTAACTTGAATTTCCAATCATGAAACACATACAGTTCTTCAGTCTTTTCTTGCCTGTTGATTGTAGGTTTTGTTGTTAAACTCATAATGTACTATTTTGTTGTTAATCTTTTCTCCTGTATAGGAGGTGTAATCATCTCTGCAATACTCATCTTTTCAAATTCAGCCTTAAAGAAACATAGTCCGGTTTCACCATTTCTTGATTTAAGAAAGTGTAGTACTAAGACTTTGTCATCTTCAATCACATACCTATCTGGTCCATAAAATCTAATCTTCTGTTTAGCAGGTCTATTGATACCAATTACAGTATCAGCATGCTGAAGAATAGCATCTGAGCCAAATATATCAGACTCTAACACATAATTACCATACTTACCTTCTTCACTTCTCTCTGGGTTGTCAATATTTCTATTGAGCTGACTCAAGAGTATAAATGCTACCGGCCACTGTCTTTTAAGAGATGTAATTGCTTCACCTAGGTTTGCTAGCATGTCCTGCTTAGACTTTTCTGTAGGTCCGTTCTTAAATAGTACAGAGTGATCTATAGTAATCAGTGCTTTTGTAAAAATCAGATTATTCTCAGAATCATAATGCGCATGGTCCAACATGTATTCCCCTACTATTTGCTTGAACTCTTCAACGGTACAAGACTTCTCTACTACGTCTATGGGATATTTTATTTTGGCTTTTGCGTAATCATAACATTTTTGTAAATCATCACTTGAAAGTTTTCCATCAGCACTACATAAGTACTTGTAAGACCTACCAATCACACTGGAATACTCACGTATTGCAGAAGTTCTTGCTAGCATCTCAAATTGGAATTGCAGGACTCTAAAGTTCTCACCGGGGTTAAGAGGAAAGGACTCTCTTACAATTTGCTCTGCAATAAGAGTCTTACCACTAGCAGGTCTACCGGCAATCACAGTGAAGGTATTCCACTCTAATCCATCTGTAGTTGCATTATTAAATTTTGCCCATGGTGTTCTGAGACTCTTAATCTCACCCTTCATTCTACCCTGTAGATATCTCAGAGATTCCTGAAAACCTTCACGTTGACTGTTCCACTTTTTCTTTGGACCAGCCTTTTCTTTGTTATCCATATTTACCTGTTTATTTCCTTCTGCTTGACATGTTCATACAGCATATGAAGTAGTGTTACTACAACTTCAATACTGAAGTATTGCCAAAAGGTCACTGAGATTATAAATAGATCAACTACTTTGTACCCAATGAGAGTCCCCATTAATGCTATAACGAGGATCTTTAATTTGTAGTTTATCAAAATACTTTTTCACTAAAATGTTTGTCATCAATTCCTGTTTCTCCATTGGTAATCATATCACAATAATTTGCTAACTCTGAATCATATGTCTTATCAGCATTCTGTTTGCGGATAAAGTACTGAGAAGTTCTCATGTACTTGTAACCTTGTCTTTCATACTGATCTAGATACAATTTTGTGGCATCTAATACTGTTTCCCATGAGTAAGTATGATTCTCAAAGAACCACTTGAAATTACCTTCAAGGTTCTTCTTATCTGATCTTGCATATTTACCGCTGGGAAGCTTAAATTTAGGAAAAAGTTCCAAATAAGCCTCAATATTTGCCATAAAATGATCACCCATAACGGCCTTTGCTGACTTCTTTTTACTTGTCTTGAAGAATCCTTCTATGTCTTGTATAAAGGCAACTGATTTAGGTGTCAATTCTCCGGCTCCTGTTAACCACTCATCAGAAATAAGTCTCATCTTTTCCAGAGCTAAGCTCATACTGATTACGGGAACCATGTTTTCTTTTTTACACCACAACAAATAGAATTGGTTTGGTGTAAGGTCTGCTTTGATTAGTCTGTTGAATATTTCTTCCATCACCATTCAATATCAAAGTTGTTATTCTTCTTGAGTATGTCTTTGATTTCATTAAACACATTCTTGCAGTCCCATTCTTTTAAGCCGGTATAACTTGCGGCAGCTGGATGACTAATAAAGAACTTGTAATTGTTATCATTAACACAATCAGCCCACTCTTCTGCTTTCTTGCCTAGATAGACATAGATTAGCCCTGGACAGTGCCAAGTAAGCCAATCAAATAGATATGCAGCAAAGGGCTTCCAAATTAGATAGTGCTGACCTATCTTACCTACATTAGTTGTCAAAGCTGTATTAAACATCAGAACACCTTGATTAGCCCACCTTGTAAGGTCCTTATCTGTGGAAATCTGTTCATTGTCATATACGGTTCTATTGACAGCATTTAACAGGTACTTTAAACTTGGTTGCATATCATCTGTCTGACTTAGACTGAATGATATACCATCCGCATGTCCTAATCCAGGGTATGGATCCTGACCTATGATTACTACCTTGATATCAGTATATGGACACTCTTCAAATGCCCGGAACCAATTCTTCATAGTAGGAGTAAACCTCTTACCGTCTTTAGCTTGTTTAGCCAACTCTACTATGATGTTATCAAAGTCTCTACTGTATATGAATCCTCTCAGGACTCTAGCCCAACCTGATGGTTGTAGCTTAGCCATTATCTTCTCTTTTATTTCTTCAATGTCTAGTTTTTCTGTCATATTTTCTATATTTGTGTTATGGCAATTAAAGTTAAAGAACTCAAAGATGATGTGCTCATTGATGTAAAAGTCAATAAGAGCTTCTACATGATGTTAAAAGGGACTATCTATTATCTATTCAATCAAATTGAAGATGCTCAGAAAAGAGAAGAAGCCCTCAAGAATGTCATGAACAACAAATATGAAGACATGACTGCTTATGAGCGTTCCTTCTACACTCTTACTCTTATCATTGCTGAGATAGAAAGAGTTGCTGCTGAACAGAATATGTACAAAGAAGAAACTCTTCTTGAGCCTGATGATGAAGGTTACACTGAACCTACTGAAGAATAATATTATTCTGTCTTGCTACATCATTACAAGCCTCAATAGCCAAAGTCATCTCAAGTCCACTGCAATCAGCAAATGATTTGCAGATTACTTTCTTCTCACCTTCATCTTCTACTTCATAGCACAATCCTGCTTTTTCCTTTATGATCAACTTCATATCATCAAAGGCAAATCCAAGTTCTCCTGCTAATTCTCTTATACAAGCATGAACTTTACTTATTTGGGCAGGAGATGTTCCCCTGCCCTTAATACATACAAAAATCTCTACTTCTTGACCATCTTTGACTTTGTCAATGAACTGGTCATACAGGAGCTTATCTTTCCTGTTAGAGTAACTCAACTTAGAATTACTCTTTACTAAAGTTCCTATAAACATAACTGTTATTTTTTCTGCTTAGTCCACTTTCCAAAGAGTGCGACAAGAACCTGCACGTCTTCAATATCCCTGATAACTATACCAGACTCATAGCAATAGACTTTCCACTGATCATTAGTAATCTCATCACTGGCATCACTCATCAGAACAAAGTCTGGATTGATCTCTAACTGATAGAAATAGTAATCTGTTTTGTCTCCGGTTTCTTCTACAAGTTGATCAACTCTTTCAAAACCTTCTGCTATAAGTTCTTGTTCTTTCATAATTTATCAAGTTTTTCACCTCTGACTATAAGAGTTGGGTACTTGCTAACGGCTTCTCTAAACGCTGCAGATACATCTTCACCATGAGGTTTCCACTGACCATGTTGTTTGATTCTTTGCTTTCTAAAGTTATCAATGGCTAGTAAACCTATGTACAGATTATCCTCATCTTCAGAGCTACACATTCTTGCAATGTTCTCTCTTTCTTCTTCAGTAATTTGTCCTAGTGCAACCAACAAGTTCATCTCAAAAGCCAGCATAAAGGCTTTATAGTTCCCTTGTTTAGTACCGCTGTGGTACATATACCAAAGGTAATTAAAATTTCTATCCACTGCCAAAGTCATATTGAAATGCTCTTCTATGATTTTCTTGCATAGTTTATTACGCAACTGAATAGTCTTATTACCTGGTTTTTCTACTGTTAAATCATCATTTGTAATCATACACCTACTTGTTAATCTTCAACTTCAATCACTTTGATACCTTCTTTGCGTTCTACTCTAGGCATAACTACAAGACCATCAAGAATAATCTTATCTAAAATCTGTGTGTGCTGTGTGATAAGAGTTGCTTCTACATCTCCCTTGGCTATATTAGCAAGGATGGCAATCTCAATATCATTCTCTGGGATAAGAACAATCTTAGTTGTCCCGTTCATTAGAATCTCTACTTTCATAATCTTAGTTGTTATGGTTTTTAATTTCATCAATGCATTTCAAAGCCTGCTTCTTATTTACAAAGAAATGACCTTCCTGAAATGTTACACGGACAAGACCCATCTCATAATTAATCCCAACACTCTGGTCATTGAATGATATGATAATACTGTCTTCACCATTAATTGTGGATACAATATACACATAGAACATCATAAGATCCTCTTTATTTGAAAATTCAAGACTCTTATAGACTTCAATATGTTTATACGCAGCATCTCTAAAGGATACCCAATAAGTTGTTACTGTATCCACAGTAACCTTGTTTATACAATGCAAACCCATGTTTGTACAAAAAACAGTTTCTTGCTTCTTGCTTGAAACCTCAATCTGTGCTGATGCATTAAACACCAACAACAAACTCAATAATGCTAATCCTCTTTTCATAATCAATAAACTAATTGTAAAACAATCACTACACTCATACAGCATACTATGATGCCAATTGAAACTCCTACAAAGAAGCCTTCCCAAAATCTGTTATTCTTATTCATACTCAATCATTTAGTGATTCCAATAGGAGTCGAACCTATAACCTATGCCTTAGAAGGGCAGTGCTCTATCCAATTGAGCTATGGAACCATGTGCTACTGAACGCAGTAGCCACCTTACCTATCCCTTAAA